TATTGCGGATTAAACTGAGATAGGTCAAATCCACCTAGGTTATCATTGCCCGCGGACTCAAAGTCTTTTGGCAATCCCTGCGTTTGCCTTTGCTCTATTAGCTGGCTTTGTTGTGATCCTTCTTTTTCAATTCTTTTGTCTTTACGATCTTCTATTTGTGCGTCCTTAGCTTTTATTTCTTGAGCTTTCATTTGCGCAAGCTTTAAGTTGTATTGAAACTCAGTTGCCATTAACTCTTTTTTAATCTGCGCTTCGGCCTGCATTCTTTGCATTTCAAAGTTTGATTTGGCCTGTTCAATTGCTACCTTTTCAGCAGTCATTGCTTGTTGCTTTTGCACCTCAGCCATTGCAGCCTTTTCAGATGCTTCCGCATTTGCTTGAGCCTGTGCTTGTATATTTTGCTGAACCAGCGCTTGCTCCCTTTCCTGTTTCTTCTTACGCTTTAGCTTTAGCATTTGATTAGCTAGCTTAAGGTTTTTTATTTGATTAAGATCAATCGAATCTTCAATATCAATTTCTTTTGTTTGCAAGGCTATTTGTATATTCTTTTGCAGCTCCGCTTTTTCTTCATCGTCTGGTTCCATTTCTAGAAATATACCAAAGTCATGCAGATTGAGGTTTTCAATTTCTTTTAAAGTCTCTACATTAAAAGTAGATACGCTATTCATTAAGGAGTTTTTAGTAAGAGGAAAGCTTAACACATCAGCTATTTTAAGCGAAATGTTTTCACAAGTACTTAGCGTTAATTGTATGCTAGCATCCTGTATATGCTTAGTAGCGGTGTTAGACGCATTTGCTGCCATTTTCTGCAAACCAACTAAAGCATTAGGATCCGGCATTGCTCCGTCCCTGGCTTCATTCAGCCCAGTAACATCCCTAATCATTTGCATATTATAGTTGTATGCGGTAATTAAAGATTGTATTTTAGATATACCAGAAGAACTTGATAGTTCCTGTATAGGAACCTTGCCTCTGTTCATATCTCCGTCCTGCGTCATTGACCTACCAACAACTGAACCTGTTTGGAAATACATGTTTAGTGCTTCCGCCGGGTTATAATTTGTACCATTACCTAAATCAACTTCTGCTAAACCATCAATATCTAAAAATATTCCATCAGGAACCATTCTAGATAGCACCTGCTGTATTTTTAAATGTGTTAATTGTATTACGTCAGCAAACCCAATACATTTGCTTATAAGCGATTGTATCACTCCTTTGTACATTCTAGGAGCAGCTATAGAGTAACTCATTTCCACTCTTGTGGTGTCAGCCATTGGGCGAGTCATGTTTTCGGCTAGTTTCCATTCTAGCATAATGTCCGTGCCTACTATTTTAGCGCCTTGATACAATACTTCAATCGACCTTGATACTCTTTCAAAGTTGTCATTTGGAGGCGGATCAAATTCGTTTGTTTTTTCAATAGCTTTTTCAAGGCCATTGTCCGTTCTTTTTATTTTAAATACCTGGTCCGTATAAGTTTTGTACTCAAAGTATAATACTTGTACAGTATTATAGTCGTAGTTTTCAAAGCCTCGTATCATTCTACGATTGCCTGGCATTTTTTGAATTCTTTCTAATTCCTCATCAGATATGTAAGGGAATTCTTTTTTAAGTTCAGGTATGGTGATAGATTTAACCTCTCCTACATAATATATATCGTCAAAGTTCGGATCTTCTGTATAAGACCATACGCAATAAGCCGGGTCCACATAATCAACAACTATACCTTCCGCTGGGTTGAACGACGTTTTAGTTATACCTATTCCGATGTTAACTAAATCTTGATTTACCCTAGCTCTTGTCAGGTGATACTCGTTAGTCGCTAGCACAGTGTTAATAGCTTCCTCTTCCGCTATTTCTATAGCAGGCTTGTATTTAAGCTGCATGTGTAAATCTCTTTCCTCCATGGATTCCGGAAGCTCCGCATCAGACATTCCCGATCTGCTTAGATCCGTTCCTATTACAGCAGCTGCTATAGCCCGGGTCTTCTTTGTGAGCATATCGAAAAGCATGTTTTCAGCATAATCCGTCCTTTTCTTTAAAGAATCGGGGTCTTGTGAGTAAGCTGATATGTCGTATTGCTTTTGAGTAATACCGTTAGCTACAATGTTTGAAAACTTTGATAGTATAGGTACTGGTTTCCAGTCTAAATTTAAGTAAGATAAATCGCCGTTAATAGCTAATTCATCTTTGTACTTTTGAACACTTTGCTCACCTCTAGCATATAGTCTAAGGTTATGAAAGTTATTCCAGTTAGTTAGATATCTATTTGAACCTGCTCCTCCGTAATTAAACCACTCTTGCTCAATAGCACGAGAAACCTGTAATCCGTATTCTAGTGTTGCTTTTTCAGCATCACTTACTACCTGATCAGGAAATGGACTATTAGTATTTGTACTTACATTCATCTATTGCATTATTTTTGAGGTGGTTCCTTTATTGTCGTATTTCTTAAACCCTAAGGAATATTTCTTTGTTGTAATAGCTCCTTTGGGACTATATCTATGTTTGTTGCATGCCATTAAAGCTAAGCCGGAGCTTATTGATGCATCATGCTTTGTCCTGTTGTTTATATCAAACTTGGCCCAGTCTTCTAATGTTCTTTGTAAATAAACATCACCGTACCCTTCTTTTGTTTGACCAACAAAATCTTCTATATAGGTTTCAATTGCCGAGGCGTGCGCCTGCTTAATATCTTCACTTGAGTTAGGTATGCCGCCTACTTCTCGTTCTGACACAGATAACTTATTGTAAGATCTATCTGGTCTATTAATACTGAAACCTCTGTATCCTCGACGCTTTAAGTAGTAAAGCAGTCTAGGTTTGTTATTTTCACATAATATCGGCATTCCGTAAAACACCATAGCCATTAACACATCTTCAAAAAACATCTCGGCTGTTGATGGCCTAGCTATATATTCTAAAAAGAAATGATTAGGAGGTGCGTCCTCCATTGAAAATTTAGTTAATCCGTGAAGTGCTCCGTTAGAGCCACCACCACCCACAACACCACTAATGTCGTAACTGTCACAGCCAAAAGCTCCCATGTGCTCGTTTCCTGGATATTTAATACCATTCTTTATTATTATGTTATTCTGTTGTTCTTGATTAGGAACCCAAGTAATATAAAATCTACCATCTTTGTTCGGGTAAAACATTACTTTTGTGTCTTTAATACCGTGCTCCCATTGAAAGTTTCCTTTCGTAACCATTGTATTGTTTTTTAACTCGTCGTTGTAATCTATCTGTTGATAGATCTTAGTTAAGTTAAATAACGATTGCTTAGATTCATCTCTAAAAGCGTGCTGTTCTGTTCTTGGAAATTGACGATAGTATTCGTTCAACGCATCCGGATCGTCTTTTAATCCTTCAACTTCATTTTCCCAATGATCAATGACGCCCTCATCAATAATGTCACCTTGAGGACCAAGAATATCTTTCTTAGGTGCTTCAAAAACCGGCCAACCGTATTCATCAATGAATCCTTCATAGTTCCACTCCATCGGTATAAAAAGCTTATACAATCCGCTTTTTGTTTGCCCATTCTTATTTCTTTTTGTAACGTCTGAATCGTTATATAATTTTTTAAAGTTTTTACCTCCTTTGTCTAATGCATTTGAGGTTGAGCCCATCATACACTTCCCGATAATACGGCTACCTAATCTTAAGCAAGTTTTTGTAACTCGCCAGTTGTTAAGAATGTTAGTAGGCCTTTCCCACTTACCGCTTTCGTCGTGTACTAATAGCTTTAGTTTTTCTCCATCGTAAGAGTTGTCCCCGGTGTTTTTCCAGTCGATCGTTGTGTCGAGACCTGTAATTTCCTGGAGTTTCTCGTTTGAATCGAGTTTCCTCCTTGTAAGCTTTGAGGCCGGTACTCTGTATGCAAGCTCTGTTTTCGGGCGGTCCATTCCGTCTTGTATTGGTTTAAAGAAGAATGGATAGTTAACCGATATCGGAACAACTTTGTCTGTAAACATCTTCTTTGCATCGGGTCCAGACTTGGACAGTATGCCAAATCTAGCATCCGTAGATATTGTGCCTTGGTTAACGGTCTCTCCTGAGGCCATGAAAGAAAAGCCTGATCTTCTGTTCTTAAGGTAGCACATGCCGTAGCTTCTTCTGTCTGCTTTGCAAGCTTCCCAAAAAAGATAGAACAATCTGTTTGATTCTCTAAAGTCTGGGTGCCCAACGTCAATCTTGGACCACTGCAGGTACATGTAATGAGTACCAGTAATATAAGTAGGCTGGTCTTTGTTAATAAACCAAAAACCTTCTTCGCGCCTGTTAAACTCTGTGTCAATATATCCATACCACTTTTCTTTAAATGCAGTTGGATACTTTTCCCAATCCGCTTCGCTTTTAATTTTACTTAATTCTTTTGGGTATTCTTTTGGCACCCACTTATTAATTCCCTTACTGAGTTTGTCCTCTAGTAAAGGTAATGCGATATGTAAATCACCAATAACATATATATCTCCTATCTTGCCTGTTCTACTTATTACAACAAGATCGTATTCTTTGTCGTAACCATACTCCCATTTAGCGTAGCGATTCTTTTTCTTAATTGCTTGCGGCTTAACGTAGTCTTTGGCTATCCGGTATAATTCCTGTTGATATGCCATTATTTAGATCTCGATTCTGCAAACCCTTTAAAAGCGGATTTAGTTGAAGCGCTTGACGATTCGTTTATCATACTTTCCTCTTCTTGAATTCTTGTAAGAATTTCAAAAGCATCAAATATACATAACTTTTTAGTAGCGGCAGCATTTTTAAGTCTGTCAGCTGAGATATCCTCTTCTGAGTCAACGATCTTTTCTTTTGCTACCTTTACTAATTCTTCAATCGCTAGTCGCCCAGCGGCTATTATATTCTTCTTCGTTTCTATCGAGTCCATACTTTATAACAATATCATTTGATTTCATACAATACATAATCTGATTGTCTACAACAAATTCCCATTCGCTATTTGGTGTGAACCCAACTATGTCTCCTGGATTGATTCCAGACTCCTCTAAGGAGCTATTACCTATTTTAAGTATACCAATAAGATCAGCTACTTTATCTGTGCTTAAAAGGTCTTTACTCTTTACAGGTGCAACAAAGCATCTATCTCCGAATGATTTCCAAGTATCCGTTCTTTTATATAAGTACACTTGATCAACCGCACAAAAAAATAAGTCGTCTTTTAAGAAAGACCTACTGTTCTTTTTGATTCCTTTCATGTCGTAAAATACCCTGAATACATTGTGATGCACCATAATCAAATCACCTTTCCTTATAGGGGTTGCAAATGCAACTGGTGTTTCAACTACCTCAGCAATATTATTAACATGCTTAAAGCTTTCTATAGAGCTGTTTGTTATAAGGGTATGCTCTCCAACCTTTACCTCGTTATCATACCTTTTGCCTACCGGCTTTATGATAAAGTCATATACACTCCGCATTAATATTCTAAGTCATATTCAACGGATATTGCCATGTTAGAGTTAAATTTCTTCCATGGCATTATCTCGTCTACTTTTTTTATAAATATATTATAAGAATTATCAGACTCTTCAAATAGTATGTGAGAGATCTCGTGACCGCCGTAAACTGTCTGTTTAACAGAGTAATGCATTGCTTCGTTTTTATAGTCAGCCCCGATACTAATCTTTCTTATAATACTATCCATAATATTACTCTACAACTGCTTCTGGTACAATCTCTTCAAAAGTTCCATCTACAAGGTTAATATTAATTGGCCCGTACTTAGCCTCAATGTCTTTCTTAGCTTCGTCCATACCTTTTTCAAGTACATTAACTTGGTATATAGCTTTAGCTTTTTGAACCTCTAACACACCTATATTAGCTAGGTACGATTGCAGTTCCCCTTGAAGTTCTTTAATGTTGCCTAATTCCTCTGCTGTAATAGCGTTTACTTTTGATTTCATTTCTTTTACTTTACTCATTTGATTTAATTTAATTGTTAATTATTTATTTATAAACTCTAAATTTTTCGCCTCTTCTTTTGTCTTGATTACTATTTGAAAAGTCAACTATTTTATTGCTTTTGTCAAAAGCTCTACCTTTGAATCCTTTAGGAAGATTGCCGTAAGTGGAAGCACTAGCCATTGTGTTAGCATTAGTTCCGCTCGTAAGGTTTCCTTTTTTACCGCTAGTAGATTGGCTTTGTGATCCAAAATCTATTGCGTTGCCAACTTGCTTTGACAACTTGTCCGCGGGAGCACCCGAAACCACATCTATACTAGATGTTTCCTTTGTTTCAGTATCAAAGGATTTAACTTTTTTCTTCTTCTTTTTGTCTTCTCCGTTTTGATATCCACCTGTAATTTCATCTACCATTTTATTGGTAACCGGTGCTCTTCCGAATTCTTGTTTGTATGCCATAATTTTTGTTTTAGTATAATCGCGTTAAAGCGTAAGTTCCGCGAACGTCGCCTGTGTATTTTGTAGAAATTGAATCCCTGGTTATAAGTGTGTATTCTATTGTCACTCTGTACCCGTTGTCTGGGTTATGTAGCTTTGTTATAAAACTTGTTACTCCCTCATCAAATATTTCTTCGGTTATAACATCGTATTCTTCAAAAGAGGTATTAAAACATTGTAGTACCGCGTAATCTGACGCAAGTATTGTTTTTAAGTAATTGCTTCCTTCAGTTTTCCATATTCCATTAAATGCTTCTTGAGCTGTTAATGTTAATGACGTTAAAACTAAACATAGTGTGATAAATAAATTTTTCATAAGATTTGATTTTATTATATAATCACACGTTTTTTTTAAAAACTTGTTTTATTCTTCTATTGCATTGCTCATGTTACTTTAGCGCTATAAGATCACCTGCACCTGCATCAGTTCCTGTTGCTAATACATAATCAACTATAACAGGCAAGATAAATCCCGCTGGCACAGCTTTAAATGTTACCGCTTGAGCAGCTGTTGGAAAACCTCCTGCTGGATTAACTACCCCGGATAAAATTACTTTAATATCTCCGGCTACACCTACATATAGGCAAGCCTGGTTTAAGTTAGTTGCATAAGATATTGTGTTACTAGGTGTTACAGCCGCTGCTTGCGTTCCAAAATCCGGTTGATTTCCAAATTGTCCCATTATTCTTTTATTTTGTTATTCATTATTTTTCTACTTTTTTCCCACGATCTACCTACAAAGTAAGCGCCGTAGACTGTAACTAATAGCGTTTGGAATATAGGTATATATTCTGCTGCTATTTGAAAGTGACCAATATTTCCGTCAGCAAATGCTAATACCGAAAATATAAAGGTAAGATATATTAATACCATTGGCCTAATGTTTTTAGAAAGGAAGCTATCCGAACTCATGTCCGACTTCCACCTCGCAGTAACTTCCACTTGTGCGTTAGCCTCTGCTTTTTCAAGAATTACTTGCAATTGTTTTTTAATCTCAAGCTTCTCTTCTTTTGTAGTCGTTAGACTATCGATCACAGATCCGACTTCTTTAATAAGCCCTCCTGTTAACCATGAAATTATTTTGCTCATATTCTTTGTTTAATAAAAACCCCGCGAATTTTACTTCGCGGAGTTAATAATGATTAGGCTATAGGTATGCTATCTCCTAGTCCTTTAGGCTTCATGTTAGCTTATTAAATCGCTAACCGTTAAAACGTTTTGTCCAACTTGAGCTTCCACTAATCTACCTCCAGGGTTTGATATTAATGCATTGTTAATAGCTACTACTACAGAATCAGTTACGCTGGTACTAGCGCAGGTTAAAATAAAGTATTTACCTTCTGACGTATATAAGTTTATTTTGTCGTCTGTGAAGCCGTCTGGAACTGCAGAAGCGTAAAAAATATCATCCGCGTTGAATACTGCTTTTTTTACTCCGGAAGCAACCCCTGTTCCGTTTACTAAATTGATAATTAATCTTTGTGACATAATTTTTTTGAGTTTTTAGTCGTTTATATTTGTTTTTGGTTTAGGTTTATACAGTCCTATTCTGTTATTTTTTCTTTACACAATTATTAACGGTTTTTCCGCCTTTCTTTTTTGTGCCTTGCTTTATATATCCTCTCCAACAAGGAGTTGTTTTCTTTTTAGCTTTCATCGACTGCGTGGATTAGTTATTCTAAATACAGGCTTTGCATCCCATCCGTTTCGGCCTTTAGACCCTTTAGTTCCTGTCTGCGCAGTTTTCATATATTTGCTAAGGCACCCACAATTGCTTTTTTTATCCTTCATTCTGCTAGCTTTTTTTATTTGACTGGCAAAAGCTTGAAGCGGCACCCACGCTGCCAAACCCCCATTTTTTTAAAGCAAATGCTTTTCTAGTAGGATCACCATTAGGTTTTTTCATCGGGCCTTTCATACCCGCAAATCTACACGCAAAGCTTACTCGCCTAGGGTTTTTTCCGCTAGTTAATCGTTTACCCATCCCTGGATTCTCTTTACGCATTTTACGGTTTTGTTTTTCGTAAGCAGCATTTTGCTGCGATTTAGATTTTTTTGCCATAGCTATTTATTTGTGTTGTCCCACCTTGTTTTTGTTCCTCGTATATCGTAATGTACAAATGTGTTATATAAACCTAACCCACCTTGCATTACATGATTGTACTCGGCTAATGTATCTAATACTTTATACAGGTCTTTTGGCGGTAAGCCTTTAACCTGCAAATCAGCTGCCTTGCCTAATATATGTTGGCTGTCAGAGACTCCACCCACTTCTTTGTTGTGACTTCGGCATCGATATGCATTAGTTATTGTTATTGGTAATTCTATAAAGTCACGAGTATACTGCAATTGATTTGCTAGCTTTTGGATGTTAAAAAAAACTTCCATAGGCATTTTGCAACCGCACTTGCATTCAAACTCAGACTTTTTAAAGTTACTAGTAAGATTCATTCGAGCGACCTTTAGCACACTGCGTGATTGGCTTAGATTCGTAAGGCGTAGGGTATTTTAATACCTGCATGCCGTTTGCCCCTGAAGAAGATCCTTTTCCGTGAGGTCTACCCTCTTGGCTTAAAGGCCCATCCCATAATGCTGATTCTCCTATTTGTCCTTTAGCTCCACCCGTTGGGTTGGATACCATTTGTTTTTTGTAGTCCATAGTTTTTATATTAATCCTTGCATAGATTTATTTCTTGCTTCAATGTCTCCCATTACTCCGTTAGTTACAGCTGCAAAAGCAGGATTGACTCCATTTGCTTGGTAAGTAGGTTGTTGCATACCTCTGGCTTGTAATTGCGCTTGTTGTTGCGCGGCCATAGCTTGTTGCATTGCCATTTCACTTGTATCTTGTACGCCAGGCATCTGACCCATCATGTTCATGTTTACCATAATTATCTTGTTTTATCTTTGTTAACTTTATCGAATGCAGCGGAATAAACTTTTGCGCTGTATGTGTTTTTTTTCATTAAAGGATTGCGTCTAGTTGAAGTAGGTATATCCTCTTCTCCTAACATTATACGATACATCTGCTGTATTAAGCATTTGCATCTAAAACTGATCTTATATATACTATAGCTTTTATCCGACCCGTTATAACCTCGCCATTTGACGATCCAGCCCTCTTTAAGCAGCCTATTCCATCTCCTATTGTCCCAAGAGTATGTAAGGCTACCGTCTTCAAAATCGCGCTTCCTAAACTGCCCTAAACAATCGAAGTAAATCAACAGTTCTAAATCAGCATCGGTAATACCATTTGTTTTACAAGCCCACTTGCGTATAATCCTATAATGCTTTAACAGTCCGAGTTCTTTTAAATCACCTCCTGTTAACTTTCTCATAAAACAAAAACTACATCCTGGGTTTTTATAACGTGGTATGTTTCCCTATCCAATTCTATTTTATGCCCCGCGTGTCTATCGTAATAAATCACATCGTTCTTTTTTATACCATCGCATTCGCTACCCGTAGATACAACTGTAGCCTCTACATATCTTATGTCTTCGCGGTGATTCTCAGCAAGAAGTAAACCGCCTTTTGTAGCGGTCACTCCTTCTTTTAATTTCTTTATTATTATGTTTCTACCTATTGCGTTCATATTATCCTCTTACGTTAGACATAACACAGTTAGTTGACAATATAGTCGAAGCAACTGATGCAGCATTCTTTAAAGCTGATTTTGTAACCAATACAGGATCTATAATTCCTGCTTTAAACATATTAACCGTTTTACCGTTTTCTACATTAACACCGTGATTCTTTTTACCGATGTTCCTGTATTCAATTCCTGCGTTTTTCATTATAGTTTTACACGGGTAATACAGCGCCTCTAAAACCAATTCTTCCTCAGAAGACTTTGCTTTTATACTAGTAGCCGCATTGATCAGGGCTATGCCGCCTCCAGCAACCACACCTTCTTTTATAGCGGCCTTGGTTGCACATATTGCATCCTCCACCCTGTCTTTCTTCTCGTTTAGCTCTACCTCTGAGTTACCACCTACTTTTACTATTGCTAGTTTAGCAGCAAGCATTGCTAATCGTTTTTCAAGTTTAATTATCTTACCTGGATTAGACTCCGTAAGTAATTCTTCTTTAATGTTGCTGATGATCGCTTGTACTTCTTCAGACTGTTCTTCGTCTATCTGAAACACCGTGTCTTTAAATGTAGACACTGCTTTTACGCAAGTACCCAAGCAAGATAAATCAATTAAGTCTAGATCATCTCCTAAGTTTTCACTTATAACCGTAGCACCAGTTAGTAAAGCTAAATCATCAAATATTTCTTTTCTATTTACACCGTGTGTAGGTGCGGGAATCACATTTACTTTAATAGATCCCTTGTTTTTATTCATTGCTAAAGCGGCTGCAACTTTTGCGTCAACATCACCCACAATTAGTAATGGCATGTTGTTTTTAATCACATGCTCTAATATTGTTTGTATTTGCCTAATAGTATCTACTGCTGAATCAACTAGTAATATTTTAGGATTAACCAGCTCAGCTGTGTTAGCTGCGTGATTTGTTACGAAATGATTATTAGTAAATCCTTTTTCGTATTGTACACCCTCAACTACCTCTATGCTTGTATTGCCGTCGTGTGATGTTTCCATCATAACAACACCTGTTAAATCTACAGCTCTATATGCATCCGCAATGAGTTTACCTAATTCTATATCGTTGTTTGTAGATATAGTAGCTACTTCATCAATCATACTGCCGTTAACTGGCTTTGCTTGCTTGTCCAAGTGGTCTAATACTTTATCAACTACTTTATTGATGGCATCGCGTTTTTCACGACTTGTAAACTTGTCTTCTGATTTATCAAATTCCTTTAGTATTGCATGTGCTAATACCGTGGAAGTCGTTGTACCATCACCCGCTTCAGCCACCGTTCTTCTAGCAGCCTGTTTTACTAAAGATGCACCCATATTTTCTACGGGATCTAATAATACAGATAATTCCGCTACCGTTACACCATCTTTTGTTATTACAGGTACACCTTGTGCATCCTCGAATATAACGCACTCACCCCCGCCCCCAAGGGTAGAAGCTACAGCTTCGGTTAGGGTTTCAATACCCTTAAATACTTTTTCTCTACCTTTGTCGCCAAAGCTAAATTGTTTTACTATTTGATTCATTTAATTAGATTTTATTATATAATCACGCGTAATTTAAAAAAACTACGCGCAATTTTTATTTATTGTTACTCTACAGGAGGAACAGGCTCACCAATAGTAAGTGTTATTGATACTGGGTTTATCTCCAGGTTGATAGCGTTAGCTATGTTTGTTTCTATTGCTGTAACTTGCTCTGCTCCCATTGCACCTTGTGTCCAAGCTACAACTTCATCATTAGTAAGCTCGTCAAATGGTATAAAATTTGTTATGTCGTCAATATTCAGAACCTGTGTTCCTATATTTGTAGCGGAGTAAGGGTTTCCTGCAGAATCTACTTGATCTGAGATTCCTGTAACTATCCAGTGCACATTGTACACTACATCGTCATTTCCTGCTTCTTCCACGTAAGCATCTACTGTTTTGCAATTCCAATTGTAAGTAATCATAATTTTTGTTTGTTTATTTATTTATTAATGTATTTTTATTACCATTGCGCTATAGCAACTCTTTTCCATGAATTTGTGGCATAACATACATATATGTAATCCGCAGTTATTCTTATTTCTCCCAGCGTTCCTGTGTCACCTCTACTAGACGGGGCAGTCTGCATTGCTGAGACCCTGTATCCAGTAGCTGAAATATTTGACAAGGAGGTTATGTGACAACCTGCGGCAAGAGTTGTTGTTCCAACTCCAATACCAGCACCTTGTGTATATATCTTACTGTCTTGTAGCCCAAGAGTACCTGATTTACTATAAGGTACATACCCGTCATTCAGATCAGTAGCTATTAATGTTTCTGCCTTTACATTGCCTGAGACATCTAGCTTAGCACTAGGATTATTCGTTCCAATACCAATGTTGCCAGCAGAGGTGATACGCATTCTTTCTGTATTACCTCCGCCAGCGGGTTGAGTATCAAACGTTAGGGCCCCCGCATCGTTAGCACCATCCCTGTCTACATTAACCGCAGCTACAGTATCACTTCCAGCTGTATTATAAAAGGCAATTCCAGCAAATCTAACATCAGTTGTAGCATTACCTCTTATTCTTATATCGGAAAGAGTTCCATCATCTAGGTCTAAAATAGTGGCTGGACTAGTCGTACCGATGCCTACGTTGCCTGATGGCAGTAAAAGTAAATCAGCCGTGGCATTAACCTTAAGGTCAATACCATCTGTAGTTATGCTTCCTCTAGATGTTTCAGAACCTACTGCTCCATATTTAAAGTTCATAAATCCAGTACCTGCAGTGTTTACTGTAATGTCCCCACCTGTTACATCTAGCTTGGAATCAGGAGTAGTCGTACCGATCCCGACGCTGCCTGTTGAGGCAATACGCATTCTTTCTGTACCGTTGGTGAAAAATGTTTGTGTAGTTAGTCCTGCTCCTGCTGCCCCGTGTTTAAGTTCACCGCTTACAAATTGTAATGAATTTCTTGCATCCCCATTAGCGTCATGAAAAGAGATTATTCCACTATTAGGTAAAGTTAATGTACCACTAATACTTGATGTTACCCCGATACCTACGTTACCTGAGGAGGTGATGCGCATTCTTTCAGAATTGTTAGTTTTAAATCCTAACGCGTCTGTATTTGGTGTAGATACATACTTGGCTCCAGCTCCATTACCTTTTAATGTTAAACCTGCAAATCTGTCTAACTCAGCGTAATTTACATTTCCAGAATCTCTTGAAGTTATAGTGCCGTCTCTAACATCTAGCTTTTGTCCAGGACTAGTCGTTCCGATACCTACGTTGCCAGTAGAGGTTATTCGCATTTTTTCAGTAGCTGCAGCGCTTACGGCATTAGTGCTAAATGATAGGTCGTGATTATTCCCCGTTCCCATTTTATGGGCAGTGATTATTGCGCTTCTTGTCGAACCATGTCCTATTTCTAGAACCGCATCTTCTCCTAGAGCACCCCCACTATTATATAACCCTAGCAGTCTTTTTGCGCCATCTCCAGTATTAGAAGTATGCTTAACCTCTAGCTTACTACCTGGACTAGTCGTTCCGATACCTACGTTACCCGCCGTTGGATTGAAAACTAAATCATAATAATTATCTCCAGGTTTTACAGATTGAAACCAAATGTAGTCTTGGTCAACTGCTCCTATTTTTAATTTAAAGTCTGTATTGATTCCAGTTCCTCCTCCTATTTCTATGATTTCATCGCTTGATGAATAGCTTCCAACTACACTTAAAGGTGATCCTGGACTAGTAGTCCCGATGCCAACGTTGCCGCTCGACGTGATGCGCATTTTTTCAGAACCGTTTGTATCAAATCTAACAATAGGTCCGTTAATATTTATATAACCGTAATAACCTCCACCTCTTATATAATAATCACTATTAGCTGTTCCAAATTGCAGTTTACCTAAGTTAGAAGATGTAGCTAAATACAAATCTCCAGTCAAAGGAAACCCTGACCCAGCTGAAAGCGGTAAGTAAGGACCACCTATAATACTCGAACCTGAGCCGTCTACCCAGTCAATACCTGCAGCAGTTGAAACCAATACTTGATTAGCTGAACCCGTAGATCCGTTAGTGTCTTCTAAAAAATTTGTTGTATATTTCTTACTCATTTACCAATTGTTTTGTACTACATTAATCCATGCGTATGTTGTAGCCCCTGTCTGCATACACATATCCACATAGCTATTATTTCCTGAAGTCCTATACCTTAATGTTCCTACTTTGTTAGCTCCCGCGGTATCTGTGTCATCTGCAACTTTTATTCCTCCGGCTACATCTAACTTAGCTCTTGGTGTCGTTACCCCAATTCCTGTGTCTCCTGTACCTTTGATTATAAATAAGTCTGTGCCGCCCGTATTTTCTATAAGCATAGAAGTATCTACGCTATTTGTTCCTGCTCTTACACGTAAACCATAACTTTGACCTACAGTTGCTGAGCCATCTAATCTTGAAGCATAAACATTATTATTTCCTTGAACTTGAAATATGTCCCCAGTAGATGAAGTTTTATTAACAAGAAGATGTCCTGCTGAGGTGATACGCATACGCTCAGTATTCCCTGAAGTTGAGAAAAACCTTAATGCTCCTGAAGAGACGCCATTGTCATAGTCAATTCTACCATTAGTTTGAGCTAAAATGATATCATCACTAATTTTCATTTTACCAACTACGTCTAGCTTTTCGCTAGGACTAGCAGTTCCTATACCTACGTTACCGCTATTCTTTATAATCATTTTAGTGGTAGGTGAGGGCTCAGAAGTATTAGCTCCTCCTCCAAACTGAAACTGAATATCCCCGCTAGTGCCTGTACTTCCGTAAGAAGTAGACCTTAATATAGTGCCTGAGCTACTTGTTGATAAAAAAGTAGATTTTCCGTTGGAGCTTGCTGTGTCTTGTTGTTGCACCTCTAGACCACCTACATTGCTGTCCATTAAGCCCCTGTTCCCTCTGTTGATTGCAATAGTTCCGCCAATTCCGCCGTTAAAATAAAGCTTCTTAATATTGTCACTTAATCTTATTGAGTTTCCATTAGTTGCCCCTGTAGTACCTGAAATATCTAATATATCTCCCGTAGACTTAAATGTTATGTTAGGCCCCTGTTGACTTTGTAGAATTAAAGATCCGTCTGTTCCTTGTCTGTCCCCTATTTTTATTGTGTCATCCACGTGAAGTGGGTAATCAGGACTAGTAGTCCCGATGCCTACGTTGCCGTTTGCTAAAAACGTAGTAGACACAGTGGCGCCCGGCCTCATTGTTATATATCCACTGCTTTGGACCCTAAGTTCGCCGTTGTTACCTGTTAAATAGTGGTTGTCCCCACTGGTGGCATCTTGGAGTCTTATTGTTGGGGCGTCTGCATTTATATGAAGTGGTGTGCTCGGGGCGGTCGTCCCTATACCTACGTTGCCTGCGCCATCAATACGCATTCTTTCTGTTAGCGCATTTGAAGCGTTACTTGTATATAATTGTAAATTACCTCCATTGCTATTAGTTGCCCAAGGGCTAGAATGAATTTTTGCTTGGTCTGTTTGAGTACCTGATGATGTGGTACCGTAAAATAACATCCCATAACTATTCGCACTATTGCCTGTGCCTATGCTTGATAGTTTTATATTTCCTGAGACTTCTAGTTTTTCACTTGGAATAGTTGTATCTATACCAAAATTACCTACAACGTACCCTCCTCCATTAGCGTTAATTCTAAATTTGGTGCCTGCAGTGGTTACAAATTGCAATGAACCTCCGTTTTGCAATTGGGAAGTCCCGTATGATAGCACTGCTCCTACAGCATTACTAAGTCTTAAGCTCGGGGTTGTAGTATCTCCGTAGATGTAACCTCCTGTTCCAAGCTCTATATTTCCTTCAACCGTAAGTTTCTGGCTAGGGCTAGTCGTCCCGATCCCTACGTTGCCGTTGTTTATTATCATCTTAGCAACTCCTCCTTGCAGGAATTGCGTTCTAATATTTGTTCCTGAGTCAAAAATTAATCCCCCTCCTGAAATGTAGCCTCCTGTGCCGTCCATTATAATAGACCCTGTGTACGTTGTGCTTTTTAGATCAAGCTTGGAGTAATGAACTGTATTCTCAATAGTCATATACCCGCTTCCTGCTGACGTGCTTTTTACATGTAAGGAGGTAATTGGGCTAGTCGTTCCGATTCCTACGTTGCCGCTTGAGGTTATTCGCATACGTTCGGCTTGGTTAGGAACTGTCGTAGATGAAGATGTAAATCTAATTCCTCCAAAACCTCCTACTACTAAATCATTAGCAACTCTTTTTATACCTACGTTTTGATTGGTTATATAAAAACCGTTATTTACACCTACTCTTATGTTACCCTCGACATCTAGTTTTTCGCTAGGACTAGTAGCCCCGATACCTACGTTACCGTTACTATCAATCAAAACATCTCTATCGCCATTGGCCCCACCTAAACCAAGAGGGCCAGTAGTGTTTTGAAGATAACCATAACTTGCGCCTTCTAAAAGAACAAGAGAGTCACCTGTGTCCGCTCTTTTTAGTCTTATCCCAGCACCTGATGAGGCGTTTTCAATATCTAAGTTATAGTTTGGACTAGTCGTTCCAATACCTACGTTGCCGCCGTTGAAGTATGAGATACCATTACTCTGTATGTTAACGTTAGTGTTACCTGAGTTTCTTAATTGTAAGGTTCCCGAGGTACTTAGTACGCTAGAGTCGCTAGCTCCGCCGTATGCTGTAATATTGCCCGTTGCAAGTATATTTCCACTAACCTGCAACTTCTGGCCAGGACTAGCAGTTCCTATACCTACGTTACCTCCTTCCAATATAGTCATCTTAGCATCAGCTGTTGTCACTACAGCTCCAGTCATCTGGTCGTTTAAAGCAAACTGCATTGATGAAGACCTACCATACCCGGTTGTGTAAGTAGTAAATATACCAGCTTTATGTTGTCCTGAATTATCAGTGTGGGAAAGGTATAGTGATGAAACTCCGGTGTTAAAACCAGAATTAACAACCAATTCTCCCATAACTTCCAGCTTTTTAGTAGGACTAGTCGTCCCGATACCTACGTTGCCTGCTACATATAAACCTCCTGTAGGTGGGGCAGCATTAACAGTACCCACCGATAAGCCTCCGCTAAATCTAGCATCAGTAGCCCCCATAGCTCTAAAAAAAGTAGTGCCATCATAGTCTAAGGCAAAAGCAGTAGATGAGTATCCTGGTTCCCCTCCTTGTATATCCCAATTATGAGCTATAGTTGATAACCTTACTGTAGAGTCATAAGCGCTAGAGGATTTTACTTCTAACAACTTGGTAGGACTAGTAGTCCCGATACCCATTCTACCATTTGGCTCGTCTAAAAAAACTGTATCAGATACTATAGTATTTCCATCACCAACCCATATCTTACCAGTCGGCAAGTTGGGCACATCGTTGGTACGCATAATAGATGAAACAGTGATAGACCCAGCGTTTCCGCCAGATACCTTACCAATAAGACCTAAGTTTTGAATACCATTTTCTGCACCTGTTGGTTTTGTGAGTGTTAATCCACCTCCTGATTTTAAGAATACTTTATCGCCTGTAGTTGGTGTTACTCCATCAATAGGGTCTGTAGTGAAGTTTAAGAATTCACCAGTTATTACAACTTTACCAAAACCATTGTTATTTAATGTTGTTTGTAGTAAACCAATAGCTGGTTGACTACCTGAAGATATCAATGCGTCCGCAGGAGCAATCTCTATAACGTCTGTTGCACCAACCGTTCCGGTTTGATAAACAGGCGTCCCTTTAGCTATAGTAGCGCCAGAAGTGTTCTTACATTCAATAACAACTAGTGTAGCAGCTTCAGCTGTTATCGTACTTGGGTCTACCCAGGCGACACCCGTAGCTGTGGAAGTCAAAACCTGGTCTAAAGTTCCAGGTGCGTTATTACTATCGTAGTAGGCTCCTGTAACTCTTAAGTTACCGTCTACATGGAGTTTTTCACTAGGACTATCCGTCCCAATACCGATATTGCTTTTTAATCCAACGCCTTGTCCAACAATATTTAAACCGCTTGACTCGTGAGTCCCTGAATCAGCTAAAGTGCTTATAGATATTTTGCTAGTGTAATTCCTAGTTTGTTTTATTATAGTGTCGTCGTTTCCGCTTCTTAAAATATAAAAAGCGTTTGATGCTCCGTGTTGCAACGTTATTCCGTCTCCATCATTGGCGCTTACTTGCAATTTACTACTAGGACTAGTAGTCCCGATTCCTATGCGTTGAGTACTGGTATCTGAATATAATATGGCATTACCTGAATTATCAGTAATCGAAACGTCATTACCCGCCGATGCTGGCTTAATTTGAAAAGTATTAGCGTTAAGCGCTCCTACCCTAAATCTTTCATCTCCACCTGTTTTAAACTGCAACACAGAATCAAAGCTACTATGTACACTATCAATAAAAGCAAGAGCATCCCCTCCACTATAAGATATTCCTAAAGACACTGGATTAAGAGCATGGAACAATTCCATTGCTATAGTATTGTTTGTTGTCCTAGACCCTATTTTTAGCGCATTAGAAGCGACTCCCCCGCCACTACCACCTATATAATAATCTGTGGTAGTGCCTGGTAGAGTTATACTTTCAATAGAATTTAAAAACTTAATAGCCATATATTGGATTTTATTTTATTAGTTTATACGTAACTTAATAAAGTGGCGTAAGCACTGTTTGCAACGGATCCTTTGAACTCAAATACTATAGTTCCACCACTTCTTGATATTCCAGCATATACTGTTTCGTAATCCCCTGAATTTTCTGTTACTTCTGCCTTAGTGTTTTGCCCTACCGCTCCAGCTCCAAATAACGATGCATCCGACACAGTTACCGTAAAGGTAGTTAATCCACCAGCTTCAACTCTTGTAACATAAGATAGGGCTGAATTTAATACAACTCTTGCTGCATTAGCATTTGATTGAGGCTTTAATTGAACCCATCCGTTAGATGATACAGTAAAGTGATCGCTGTCAAATCCAGAAACACCTTTTTGTGTTGCCCCATCTGATGCCCCAGCACCTGCTACGTTATCATCTGCTTGTACAACCGTATAGTTGCTCAATGTAGGAGAAGTTCCAGCCGCTATGTCATTATTAGCAAATATGAAATCCCCTGGCTCAAGTGCTTCCCCTAAGAAAGTACCTGACACTGAAACTACGAAGTAATCCCCTGTATTAAGTGCAATGTTACTTGCTCCCTCTAAAGCTGGAACATTTGTAGCCGCATTGTAAGACCCTTGAAATATACCAACGCCAGCAATAAGTAATTCTACTTGAGCTAAGTTAGGCGCGCTTGTTCCCGTGTTTGCTGTTGGAACAGTTACCTGCCCAGTGAATAACCCTGTACCTGTTACGCTTAAGTTACCCCCTGTTAAAGTTACATTGTCTCCAACGGTTAGATCCGACGATATTGTTACGTCCGCCGGTAATCCTACGATAACCGTTCCGTTTGCTCCCGTGGTTTCTGATACTCTAATTTCATCTGCTGTCCCAGAAAAAGTAACACTTCCTCCTCCGCCACCAGAACCTCCTGGAGTCAATGTAACAACCGCGGTATTCGCTGCTCCTGCCGATGTAGGCAATGTGTACGTAGTATTCGTATCATCCGCTGCTGGTAATGTAATTGTTTTTAAGTTTAAAGCAGTTACATGCCCCGTAGAATTAGATGTCACACTGTCTACCGCTGTAAAAGTGCCCCCATATCCTGGAGACGTAGCTGAAGTTGTATCTGTTCTACTTGTTGAATCGTGATTAACCGTAGGCACTGGCCCAGATGGATTTGTTACGGTTATATAGGTCCCCCCATTTACTCCCGTCACGTCTCCTTGCGGTATTGCTGGGAAGGTTACTAAATCCCCCGCACCATCTACATACTGCGCTGCTGTACCTGCCCAAGTAAATGCTAATGCCGGCGTAGTAGTCGCAGATGTTACTGCCACATCTAAAGCGTCTCCTGTTGTTGTTGCTGAAACACTGGTTACCGTACCAACAAACTGGTCAGTTGAATTTATAGTTATAGTATTACCAGATCTAGCTGTTGTAACATTTGTTCCACCAGCTATATCAATAGTAGTACCAGAAGCTACTGTTAACGTGCCCCCGGTATCTCCTTGTATAGACCAAGTGTATGCGGCTGGCAAAGCAGCCCATGAATTGTCTCCTCTTAAATAGGTAGTCGCTCCAGGCGTTCCAGTGGCTGATAACGATGCAGTTAATATAGGGTCTGCCGCAGTGCCCGTGTCTACTAAGTTTACAAAGGTAGTAGAATTGGCTACTAAAGTTTCAACCCCTCCCCCTACTGATGTCCAGGCACCTCCGGCCCACACTTTTAATACGTCTAATGTAGTATCAAAATATAATTGACCTTCCACACCCGTTCCTGCAGCCGTGTTATTAACTTGGCTTTCTATAGCCGCTTTGATTAGTTGATTTTGGTTTAAATCGACATTGTTTAAAAAATTTATTGCCATATCTAGTTTAAGTATGCTTTCCCGGTGAATGCCGCAGAAAAGGTTATTGTTAAGTTATTGTTATCTATATATTCTACCTGCCCATTTACAATAATATCATTATTGTTAATAACAGACACCGAAGGAAATTTTTCAAGGTTATGCTGGACATTCCATACAGTAGCCGGGGCACCCTGGGTAAACGTAAATGTTTTATCCCCTGCGCCACTAGCTAATATGAAATTAGATACATTATAAAAAAGATCCGAAGTCATTTGTCCTTGGCCTCCATTATAGGTTACCTGCATATTATAGTATCCCACAGCTGCTTGTGTATATGAGTCTACGGTATAGTGCCCGAAAGAGGAAATGTTCTTTTGTTCACTTATTAATATATCAGACCCAACTAAGTAATTTAAAAACGCAGTGGTTTCTTGCCCACTTCGATCGTTGCTACTAAAAGTTAGCTCAGTTACGGTATTATACGGAACAGTAGATCCCTCGGACGTTAAAGCAAAGTTACCAATCCCCGAATAGGGTACAGCTAGGAACTTATACACCATCTGTGCGCCAATAGATATTTTACCCTGTATATTAAGGTAATTAGCTATCGCCTGAGCTGTATACTGCTTTGTTTGCCTAGAGGATTCCTCAGACCCTATCCACGCATCACCATCTTGGATGTTATTATCATATTGATAGGATATTATTCTAGACATATTCTATTTTTTACTTTTAGTTTTACGTTTTGGTACCTTGTACCTTTTTTTACCCTCACGTTTAGTACCTTCTCCGTCATTTGCGCGATTTCTAGCAACAGTTTCCCATCTTCCGTCCTTGTGATCCCAATCTTTACCTTTAACATTGACACCATTCCTCTTTGCTTTGCGTCTTTCTCTCTGGGCATGGGCTTTTTTAGCCTTTCTGTCCGCAGTTTTAGCATAAGCTAGGTCTCTAGCAGCTTTACGCTTCTTCGCCGCAGGCGATAATTTTTGTTTTGAGGCCATTTATTAACATTTTAGTACTATAATATATATTATCACACGAATTATCAAAAAGCTACGGGCTGTAAAAATTTTTTGTTGCATAATTATGGGTATAGGGCTATATATTATTTTTGAAAATGTTTTTCATTACGGAAATCGATTTCATTTTGCCCACCCCCCCTTGGTTTTTAGGGATTAGGGTTTAGGGTTTGCCTTTAGCCGCGGGTTTACGCCCAGGGTTTAGGGGTACTAGCTAGGCCTTAGCCAAGGTGCTTGCACGCATCGCGTGTATAGCAACGCGTATAGCATTTTGCAGACGGTTTACGTAGTGTTTTAGATAATATAGGTGTAAGATAATAATAATAATAAATAATAATAACTATGATAATATTCTTGATCGCAATACCAATGGCTTTAATAGCAACCTTCCTAAGATGTAACTGGGATGATTAACCTCAGCCTGTCCTTGACACCAGGGCGGATCCTTCGCAGACAAACCACGTCTACTATAAGATAATATAAATGTAAGTAACTAAATATAATAACTATGACAAAGATTCTATTCAATACAGTCTACAAGACTATCAACCAGATTACCAACAGTAACAAACTAAACAGACCAGTCCATATAATATACGGCGGACTGATGGCTGACAACAGTGACATCGAAACAATAACTAAGATACTCGACCGAGAAGTAATAAAGTATAAACTAAAATTCATATAACTATGAGAATGAAACTAACTGAACAAGAGCAACGAATGTATGACCACTGGGATAGCCTTAGCCTACACACGAACTCATACCAGATCCAACAAGAACGACACAATATGTGGATCAATACAATACTTAATAACCGAACTAAAACCAAATAATATGTATCAAACAAATCAACAAGCATGGGACGAAGTAACCCGTGAATACCAAGACTCACTCAGAAGAACTGAGGTGTGCCAAAGAATGTTCGGACAGGATAACCTGATCGGCTTAACGGAAGAACAAAAGTTTACGTTCTGGAATGAATGCTGGAAGGAGATCTTCTAAGCACAGCGCAGCGGCGGCAACGCCGGAGGCGTGTATAGCAACGCGTATAGCAAATGGAGAACTTGCAGACGAATTACGTTGTATTTTAGATAATATATGTGAATAAAGAAATTAATAATAATAACTAATAAATAAAATAAATATGATTTTAATCGCAATCGCAATTCCAGTAGCATTAGCAGCAACGTTCTTAAGAACTAACAACAACACACAAACCTTTAAGGAGATCCTTGAGGACCTTGGACGCGGAGCCGGGCATGCCATGAGAAATTAACCTCAACATGTCCTTGATACCGAGGAGAGAATTTTGCAGACAAACTACGACTATAAATAGATAATATAACTGAATACTAATAATAATAACTAAACACTAATAACTATGAATACAAATGAAATTTTATCAAACGCACTAAAAACTATGTCAAACGAAGAAAAAGCTAAAATCTTCCCACCGATCGAAAGAAAGAACTTCGTAGTCCGTGAAAGCTGGATGAACCGAAATCAAATCATAACCTTTGTGAATAACAAAAATCAAAAAGTTACTTACAATCATGATGAGGTGTTGAATGCAATGCTACCTAAGTTACAGTTCCAAGCTTGCTGGCTCAAGCGAAAGTACTGGTCACAAAGTACTAACTTGCCAACGAATGTACGCCACCTGGCTACGATCGAAGAGCTCGAGTCTACTGAAAAGTAGGCTTAAGCTTTGGCTAGTAACTTAACACACCGCAAAGTGTGTATAGCATAGGTATGTTCCGACCTCAACGGCCGGTGCAAGCGGTGTATAGCAACGCGTATAGCACGGTAAAAGCGGTCACCTTGCAGACGAATTACGCTCACCTAAAGATAATATATGTGAATACAAAATAACACACTATGGAAAAAGAATTTAAAGATTGGATGGAAGACGGTAATGTAGAAAAGATCGGTGAAGATACCTATATTGAGCAGACTACTCAGTGGAGAAAGAAATTTACGATGTCCGAGTTAATCGGGTTTTACAACCGAGAGTACCGATTGAGTCAGTTTTAAGAGTCGATGTAGAAAAAAACGGATCTCACTGAGCTAACTTAGTGAATAACTAAGCTTTTGGTAATAAATACTAGAGTAGTGTAGTCAGAGACTAACTATTAGACTAGAGTACTAATTTACTCATGGTAATAAAAGTACACTTAAAGAACTAGTATTTAATTAAATTAATATAATTACATGTTTAGGGGTGAAAGCTACAGTAAATATGGGATTATTTTAAGGAATAAGTGGTATTAAGTGCTTGCAAGTGGCTACGGTAATGGTTGTCATGGTTGCAGACTAATTACGAACACCTTTTGATAATATAAATGTAACTAAAAATAACTAATAAAACTATAAAATATGTGGAGTAACTGTTGTGGCGCTGAAGCCAGCTATTTAAGCGATGAATTATGTGGTGATTGCCTAGAGCACGCTGTATTTGATGATGAAGACGAAGATATGGGTGACACCTGTAGAAACGGAAAAGAATGGAATAAATGTAACTGTTGTTAACTATGATACTAGATATGCAATTAACCGACGAAGAAATAAAAGAAATAGCGGATCGTATGGACGACCTAATGTGGGAGGGATTCCACGATATAGTAGACGATGTGTACCGCCAACGTGAAGATTCCTCGTATGACTACGAGATTTGGGACGAAGATATAATTAAAGTAAGAAAAGAATTAAGAAAATATATATAACTATGGAATTTAATGTAACACTAACTAACACTGAACACAATGTACTAATGGTTGCGCTCGACCACATGTACGAACACCTAGACGATCTGCGAGGTGAGTGGGATGACGAAGATGCAGAAATTATTAATGTAAAAAGAATGGCGGACGTTAGGTTACTACAAAAACTATTTAAACAATAAAACTATGAAAAATAACGAATACGTATACCTATGGGTACTAGATTTTAATGACGGACAAGTATATAAATATAACATAGACAAAGCAATATACAACGATTACCCCGATCACTGCGAAGATTACATGCAAAAAGTAGGTCACGAAATTAATAACGTACAGTGGATGGTATCCCCTTACGATGAAGTGCTAGACGAAAATAACGGGTGGAACGTTGCAGACTAAATACGTACACCGATCGATAATAACAATGTAACTAACCAACAATATATAACTATGACTAAAGAATTATCACCCTTACAACGTTCGTTCGATCGAATCAACGAATTAATACCAGACAACAGCGACGTAATGCTCCGATGTAGCTTATACGAAATGTGCGCTGAATTAACTAACGAATCCTTCGCTGAAGGAATTAACGCTAAATACTAATAACTATGAATTACAAAGTAAAAATTAACGACCGAAGCTTAAGTATAAACCTAATGCACAACAGTGTTATCGATCTCGGTATATTCACTGTAAAAGCTACAACTCACACATTCTTGTTTGAAGCTAAAGACACTGATTGGGGTGCGGATATAAATGAAACGGAACTTGAGTTCTACGTCAACAACAAACGATGCAAGTATGTAGGGTTCAAAGAATTGTACACTCAATTATACGGTAACTCCTTTAAAACCTTTGAAGCCGATATAATAAGGCAAACCGAAGAAGTGGTTGCAAAACAAATTGTTAAAGAATATCCAGGAACTGATGTAAACTATTAAATATAACAACTATGAAAAATGTAAATACCTTTATCGAAAAAGAATTAACGAACCTAAATCGCGGCATCATAGCTACGCCTAGCGAAGATTACCTCGATCAATTTACCGATGCTAACCACGGAACCAACGATTTTTTACTAATGCAAATGTCAAAGCAGTACGGCTACAAGCTAGCGTTACTTGCTATACGCGAACAACTAAAAACCAAATAACTATGAATACAATTAAATTTAACAGAGTAACTAAAAATATTATATTAAACGGTGTAGGCTATCGACCATACGCTGTCGGCGAACTACCTAACTCATTCGGTTTCTTATCGAATGAAGACAGCGAGCAAGACGGTATATCTAAGTGGTTCAACCTCAACGGCTTAACCTATGTCAAAGATGATAGACCTAAAAACAAAAGGTATTAGCGTTGCAGACAAAGCACGCTTACCGATCGATAATATATATGAATTTAAAACCAAACTATTATGACTAAATTAAAAAAATTATTTACTAACCTAGCCATCGGCGCTGCCTATGCTATACGCAATTAACTATGACACTAACTGAACACCAAAAAAACGAACTCAATACTGTAGCAGACTCTATTGCGTACTATATTGAAGACCATTTACGTGAAACTATATCATGGCAAATGCCGGATAGCTTAGTAGATGATTTGCAAGAAGAACAATTCATGGACGCTATGGGATATGCGTACGAAAAAGTATTACAATTACTAACAGAATAAGTAGTATCACGAATGACAGCGTAATTAACTGAAAGCACGGTGCAAGTCCGATCCTGCAAAGGAAGATAACTACTAGGCGAAAGATACGATTCATGATCACGTAATAGCCGCTAACCGCGAAAGGAACGCCACTTAGCTAGTGAAGGAGTTCGAATCTCCTTGCGGTTACTAATTTTAAACTAAACTATGGGAAGACTAATTGAAATATCACCACAACAAGATGTTGTTAATAAAATTAATGCGAAAGCAGATTTTACTCACAACATAAACCAAACAAGACTAGAGCGCTACACTGTTAGCATAAAAAATGTGTTTACAGGTAAAAACCCATCGCTATTTCTTAAAGATACATGGAAAGTGGTAGACGATGCATTTAATAGCGATCAAGAACTGCTTGGCGGTTGGCTAAGTGAAGATGATATATATTTTCTTGACTATGGATTAAGCGTAACCGATCTTAAAAAAGCTATGAAAATAGCTAAATTTAACAAACAATTAGCAATATACGACAATGTGTCGCAAAAAGTAATACCAGTTGCAGACTAATCACGTCTACCTAATGATAATATAACTGAATACAAAATCTAATAACTATGAATATATTTTATTTACATAGCGATCCAGTTATCGCTGCCGAAAAACAATACAATAAACACGTTGTCAAGATGATACTTGAGTCAGCACAGCTACTGTGTTCAGCTCATCACATGCTAGATAGTGAGATAGATGTCCCCTACAAACTAACACACAAAAACCATCCGAGTGCTGTGTGGACCAGACAATCTAGACAAAACTACGCATGGCTGTATTTTCACATGTTAGCTCTTGGCGACGAATATACTAAGCGCTACGGAAAAAAGCACCTGACCATAACTAAGTGCGAAGACGTGCTGTCTAAAACACCTGGTCCGATCTTTAATACCGGCTTGACTGAAATGCCACAATGTATGCCAGACGAGTATAAAGTTTCAGGCGATTCCGTAGCCGCTTATCGTAATTACTACATCAAAGCAAAATCACACTGCGCAAACCCTGCTAAAGAATTGCTATACGTTAAACCCGAACAATTCGACTAAATTATGAGTAAATTCATGATATACAATGCAGATGAAGTAACCTTCATACTAGCAAAAACCCTAGACGAAGCTAGACAATGGGCAATAATGTATTGCGATCATTCATACGAAATAATAGTAAGAGAAATAAGTGATATTAAATATAAATACTAAAAACTATGAGTAAAGTAACTAAAGAAATCCTGATCGTAGAATCAGAAGCGGTGATCTATGCACAGTATAAACACCGAGAAGAAGAACTAATGGTAATGTTTAATCGCGGTGCGACTTACACTTACTTCGATGTACCAACCCACGTATGGCGTGGATTACAGACTGCACATTCAGTTGGCAGCTTTGTAAGTAAACACGTACGAATGAAGTTTGAATTTAAACTTACAGACTAAACACGATTAATAATAGATAATACAATTGAATAATAACTAAATAAATATAATATGGAAATGACTAAAGAAGAATTACAAAGAAAAGTAGATGAGTTAACACAATCGCTAGACTCGTTCAGCAAAAACACTGAGATGCTAAAGCAAGATCTTAAAGACGCCGAACATAAACTAAGTGTAGTTAACCGTCCTAAAATTACTAAAAAGTTTTTAGATGAGCTAAGTGATACTATCGAGGAGGCTGTAGGCAACATAGATTTTACTGATACCAATGCGTACGATTTTGATTTTGAAATAGACTACGATAACAGAATTGCGTTGAGTAATATAGAATACAATGGCGCGCACGAAATAGGTGATGAAATTTTCTGCAGAGTAGAAGATATGTTTAACGTAACACCGGATGAAGATGAGAACTAGAGTAAGACAAATGTACACAAGGGGTGGTAATCTTGCCCCTAACCAATTTTTGCTATACACACCTGACGGCACGTACTTCCAAAGTTATAACAGTACAATCGCTTTTCGTGATCACAACGGCAAAATACAACTCGACGAAAACACCTGGGATTATTCACGCACTACTGGCAAGTATCGTAACGAATTCTTAGGTGAATATAAAGAACTAACTAAAGATAAAATATTATCTGGTGAATACCAGTTAACTAACTTAAATTAGAGTATGACAGAAGAAGAGATCCAAAAGATCGTAGATATGATCGTAGAAGAATTGTTTAAACGTATGGATGCTGAGGCTAGGGCAATGAATGAAGAATTTATTCATGAGCTACCCAGTGACGAAGAGCAAATTAAAGAGCTAGGATTGTTGCTTAAGTATTACGAGAAGATAGAAGATTATGCTCACGCTGCAAATGTTTTTGCAAATATAAAACGGTTACAAAATAATAAATAAAGCTACCCCTAAATTATTGTGGATATTTAAACTAGTAGTTATTATTTTTGATTAAAAATAAATATTAAACTACTATTAAAATTGTTTAAGTATACATATATAATCACGTGTTTTTATGACAAACATGCGCGGTATTATGCTAAAGTTTAAAGAAATAATATATGAATTCAAATGATAAATTAAACGAAGACATCGAGTATCCTACTACAGCTAGTAAGTTTGATGCGTGGATGCGTAAAATAAATAATCAGTATTACTCTAATCATCAAGCTATGACAGAGGCATACAAAAAAATGCAGAATGAAAAAATATAATATAAGTAACTACGTTAGATACCAAAAAGATCTTAAACGTACATTAAATAATTTACCTGGTTTATTTTGGGAGGAGTATACCAGAGATCAACTTATAACTAAGTTCATGCCTTTAACGGAAAACTTAGCAAGAAAATTTGCTACATCACATCAAGCAATTGGTGTGCTAACTATAAATGATCTGATACAGTCAGGACATGTAGGTTTAATCAATGCTATCGATAAAATAGATTGGGTAGTGCTAAATGAATCTAAAAATGTAGAACAAACTTTAAAATCTTTTCTATCAAAAAGAATTAAGGGTACTATTCGAAGATATATTAATCACAACATGGGTGATATCAAAATACCTGAGTGGAAGATCACAGAAATACGTAAGCAACCAAATAACCCAGCAGTTAGTAATTTGCTAAGCAAATCTAAATCCTTATATATGAGTGATTTTACCGCAAACAATGATAGTGAATCTAATTACGAACTTGAGATAGCTGACGATGCACCAGATTACAATGTTACATTTATGAACGAGTATCTTTTAGCATTAATTAAAAAGCATTTAACCGATCGTGAAAGAGAAGTTATAAGGCTAAGTTATGGTCTTGATTGTGATAAGCATGATGCTGTTGAAATCTGTGAGATACTGGGTATCGAGGGATCTTACAAGAAGAAAGGTGTACGTATATCAGAGATAAAACGCAAGGCTATTGACAAGCTGATTGACCGTACAAATGATGCACAACTACCTGATTTACTTTAATTTATAATTAAAAATAAAGCGTAGTTTATTTAAAAAATGTGTAATTATATATATAACACCAAAGTATTTAAACCAATAAAAACTATATAAATGAAATCAAATTTAAAAATTAAATTAGCCAATATTCAGGTTAATCTTAAAGCTAAAAAATCCAGATACAATGGGTTTGGTAAATATAATTACCGTGCTGCAGAAGATATACTTGAGGCTATAAAGCCGTTCTTGAATCATGAGAAGTGTACGGTTACCATTAATGAAGAATTAATATCTATTGACCCACCAATATTAAAATCAACGGCTAGTATTCATGATGCTGAATCCGACGATGCTATACACTCCGACGCTATTGTCGGTGTTGATCTGCTATCTAAAGGTATGTCTATGCCACAAAAATATGGTGCAGCCTCATCTTATGCTAAAAAATATGCGTTAGGTAACTTATTACTTATTGATGATACGGCAGATGCAGATGCATCTAATGATCACAGTGGTAAGAAAGCTCAGGAAGAGATTACATCAAAAAAATCTGCACTATATGCTAAAGCATTAAAGTTTGTGCAAGGGGGCGGAGATTTAGAAGCTATATCTAAAAAGTACAAAATGACAGCGGCAGTTAAGAAGGGTCTTGAAGAAGCAATACCAACTAAAACCGAAACTCTATAATGACGGACGCAAAACAAAAAGAAGTAATTGAATTACTTAGAAGCGACGAAGAGTATTATGACGGTATAGGTAGACAGTATAGATCAAACTCTGATATATACAAGTTACTTAATGATCCTGAGCAATTTGGAAAGCCAACTGAACAGAACATAAACTTTATAATAGGTGGTTACATACACACTGCAATACTTGAACCCGATAAACTAGAAGCTAACTATCTTATATCAGAAGCAACAAGCAGAGTAACTAAAGTTTACAAACAAGATGTCGCGGACAACGGCGGTAAGATGATGATCTTACGAAAAGAAGTTGAAAAATGCGACATAATGATTAATAAAATAAAAAACAATTCAGTATGTCAATCTTTATTAGAAGGAGAGCAGGTTATATACGAAGAACCTGGTATCAAAAAAATAAATGATACTTGGTGGAAAGGTAAAGCCGATTGTATCAACAAAGACCAAGGCTTAATAGTAGATATAAAAACTACTGGCGATATAAATAGATTTAAAAAGAGTGCTAACATATATAACTATGACAGTCAAGCGTACATATATAAAGAGATATTTGGATACGATTTAGTGTTCCTCGTAATATGCAAAAAGACACATCAGATAGCTATATACGATTGCTCTGAAGAATTCTATAGTAGAGGCCGTCAGAAAGTTAAAGCTGCCGTAGAAGCGTACGAAACGCTAATAAACGATCCTTTGTTTGATCTTAAGGACTATGTGAAGACAGATACATTATAGTTGCAGACTAAATACGATCAACAAAAGATAATACACATGAATCTAATTAAATTTTTTAAAATGAAACGAACACCAAAACAAACCTGCTCTGTGACAGGTATAAAAACCGCAGCGAATAATTTTTATAATAACCAAACTCATGTAAAAGCCGTTGACAACATTCGACGAAACACGGGCGCGACAAAAGAACAATTAACTAGAATGTTTAACCAATTACAAACGTATTAAATTATGGCAAGTATTATGAAGGCAAACATAGATCTAAGTAAAATCCCAAAGGATAAGATCTATAAAGGAAAGAAAGGTAGTTACCTACCTATTACAATTACAATTAACGATGAGCTTGGAAATTATGGCGACAATGGCCCTATAATAGTAGAGCAAACAAAAGACGAGCGTGACGCTAAAGCAGACAAAGTTTACCTAGGTAATGTAAAAGTTGTTTGGACTAACGGCACAAACGTAGATGCAGCGCCCAGAGAGGGTGGCGGTCAACAAGCTGCTCCAGCTCCGGCTGCGGTAGAAGATGATTTACCTTTCTAATGGCAGAGCAATGCGAAATGTGCGGCGAGGTCATGACTAAGTGTGACTTTGAATATTGCGACATCTGTCCAGAATGCTTAGAAGGAAATTAATCTAATTAAATTTATCGGGAGTATATAGAAATGTATGCTCCCTTTTTTAACCCTTATATATTATGATAGAACAATGGTATCAACAAACTATAGGACAACTGATAAATGAAAAAGCAGAGTTAGAAGTAGAGAACACAGATCTAGTAGGATACATACATGCATTACTACAAGGAGATTGTCCAGAAGAATTAAAAGAACAAATTAAAGAAAAAGTATTTAGATAATGGTAACTGAAATTAACGGCTTTGTTATTGACGAGTACAATGTACATAAGCTAGAAGAGAAGACACAAGGTATATGTCCTATGTGCTCTCACGATCGTAAGCCTAAGAATCAAAAAGCTAAATGCGCTTCTTATGATTGGAAAAGAGGTATTGGCACGTGTCACAACTGCAATAAACCTTTTCAACTGCACACCTTCAAACGCAAGGGTAAAGCAGAGAAAGTATATGAAAAACCTAAACCTTTTGTTGATACAGAAGTATCATCTAAAGTAGTTGAGTGGTTTGAGTCAAGAGGAATAAGTAAAGAAACACTTAAAGATGTAAGAGTAACTGAAGGCCAAACGTATATGCCACAGACTCAGAAGAATGAAAATGCTATACATTTCAATTACTTCATGGGCGGACAGTTAACAAATATCAAGTATCGTGATGCTCGCAAAAACTTTAAGCTTGTATCTGGAGCAGAAAAAGTATTCTATAACATAGATGCTACTGTTGGCTTTGAATATTGTATAATAGTTGAAGGCGAGATGGACGTATTAGCGTTACATGAAGCAGGTATAACTAATGCAATATCAGTACCAAATGGCGCAACATTAAATAATAACAACCTTGATTATCTTGATAATTGTATTGATTATTTTGAAGACAAAGAAAAGATCATATTAGCTGTTGACACAGATGATGCTGGATTAGCATTACAAACTGAGTTAATACGTAGATTAGGATCAGAAGTTTGTTACATTACAACGTTTGAAGATTGTAAGGATGCTAATGAATATTTACAAAAGTATGGAAAAGAAAAATTATCAGAGCGTATTACGGGAGCAAACCCTGTACCAATGGAGAATGTTACGACGTTTAGGGATATCGAAGACGAAGTTACCGACTTTGTACGCAATGGCTTTACACCAGGATTTCAGATTGGGCTTGAAGACTTTGATAATATCTTTTCAACTTATACCGGTCAATTTATTACTGTCACTGGTATTCCTTCTTCCGGAAAGAGTGATTTTGTGGACCAAATGGTTGTGGGATATAACAAACGTTACAATTGGAAGACAGCGTATGCTTCGCCTGAAAATGTACCGACCTTTTTACACGCCCACAAATTAATGCGTAAGCACTGGGAAGGCATGCCTACTAAAGCAGATATTGGTGGAGACAAGTGGAATCAAATAGCTGATCACTGTAATGCTAACTACTTTCACATTGATATGGAAAGGTATTCATTAGAAGCTGTGCTTAGAAAAGGTGCAGAGCTTGTTAAGCGCAAAGGTATTAAATGTTTAGTAATAGATCCATTTAATAAAGTGCGTGACACAAATGCAGCAAGTGATGATGTTAACCGATATACTATGGATTACTTAACGAAGATAGAGGTTTTTGCTAAAAAGTACGACGTACTTGTATTCGTAGTTGCTCACCCTACTAAAATGTACAAGAATCAAAAGACAGGCGAAATTGATGAGCCTACAATGTATTCTATTAAAGGCGGAGGAGAATGGTATGATGCTAGTTATCACGGGCTACTAGTACACAGAGACTATGAGGCTAACACTGTTAAAGTAAAAGTACTTAAGTGTAAGTTTCAAAACCTTGGTACTAACGGAGCTGAAACACATTTCACCTGGGAAAAGAATAGTGGCTGCTACATACCACTAAACAAGCCAGAAGAAATTGTAATGCCCTGGGAGAATGCCTAAGGTAAAAGCTAGCATGATGGGTAAGCACAACCCAAGCGAAGAAGAAGAAGCTGCAAGACGTTGGTGTATTAATAACAACATAAGAATATCACCCTCGGCAGTAGGCGCTGGAACACCTACAAGATGGATATTAGTATTAGATCTTAATGGTAAAATAGTTAACGGCCCTGATCAACTTGCTAAGAACGAAGTGTGGATTAAAATGTATGAGTATTATATGTATTATTATAAAAAATCAAATCAATGAAAACAAAAGAAGTAACATTTAGAGACCCTATAATTGAGAAAGTATGTGATCAATTAGTAAACAGATCCGATGTAGGATATAAAAAGTATGGTGTAACTTTAAACGAAGACGTACCGGACTTACAGAAGTGGTTGCAACACTTACAAGAAGAACTACTAGACGCGGCTAATTATGTAGAAAAACTAAAAAGTGTATTAAGCAATGATTAATATAGAAAGAGAATATAGAAAACTTATGTACGATATCCTTGCCACTGGCAAAGATAAGTCAGATAGAACAGGTACAGGCACAAAGTCTGTGTTTGGTAGAACTATAAAACACGATATGAGCGAAGGATTCCCTATGTTAACATCTAAGAAAGTTAGCTTTAATGCCGCAAGAACTGAATTGCTTTGGATATTGCAAGGTAGAACAGATCTAAAGTATTTAGAAGATAACGGCGTAAATTACTGGAGACCTGATTATGAGCGCTCAGGAAGAACAGATGAAACGCTGGGTCCTGTATACGGCAAGCAATGGAGAGATTTTGATGGTGTTGACCAGCTTTACAACCTTATCGATGCTATACACAATAATCCTGATAGCCGCCGCATGATGGTTTCAGCATGGAATGTTAGCGAGCTAAGTGAAATGGCTTTACCACCGTGTCATTACGGCTTTCAAGTCTACGTAAATAACGGTGTTCTGGATTTAATGTGGCAACAAAGGTCTGCTGATGTTTTTCTTGGTCTGCCGTACGATATTGCAATGTATGGCTTACTACTCGAGATGCTGGCTAAAGGCTGTGATTTGATCCCTGGACAGCTAATAGGACAGCTTGGAGACTGTCATTTGTATAACAATCATTTAGATCAAGCTAAGGAATTTTTAAGTAGACCAATACGAGTTACTCCTTCGCTGAAATTGCATGATGGTTTAGCTATTAGCTATGACGGCCGTGTATATATTCCAGATGCTAAAGATATTGAATTAATCGGATATAATCCATTACCTGCTATAAAAGCACCACTAAGCGTAGGTAACTAAACAATTAAATTATGAAAGAAAAAAGGTATTATGTTTACCACGTTTTTGGTAAGAAAATAGGAATGACTAGCAACATACAAAGACGTGTTATTGAAGAGCAAGGTTATGTAGATTCAGAATTTGAAATACTACTATCTAGCGCAAGCATGGACGTTGCATCAAATTACGAACAACAGTTTCAAAAACAATATGGTTATCCGGAAGACAGGCAAACATATAAGCAATTAATGAAATTAAATGATATGAAAAACGAACAAAGAATAAACGTAACAAATCAAACGACTACATTTCCTTGTCCATTACACAGTTTAAAAAGGTATATTACGCATAAAATACCTTTATCTATAGATGTAGATGGCAAACCCGTGGAAATAACTTTAGATAATTTAGAAGAAGTTATTGTTAGTGCTAAGGTTTCAATGTATAACCCAGAACGAACTTATATATATAATAATAAGTTAGTACAGGTAGCAGGCACAGGATCAAACGACTTTAAGAGTATTACTGTTAACGATCCTACTTATGCTTACGATTACAAACCTACAGCAGCTTGTGGTAAATGTGTATTTCCTAAAATACGTGAATGGGCCAAACAGCGTGGTATATTTGACAAAGGTGATGTTAAAACACAATATGTTAAGTTAATGGAAGAAGCTGGTGAAGTTGCTAAAGCTTTGCTAACTAATGACAAGGCTGAGATAAAAGATGGTATTGGTGATATGGTTGTTGTTTTAACTAACCTAGCACATTTATCAGGCTTTACTATAGAAGAATGTATTGACGAAGCTTACGATGTTATAAGCAAGCGCCAAGGCAATATGATTAACGGAACTTTTGTAAAGAATGAAACGCTTTAAAAAGTCAAAAAAGAAAGGTCCTGTCCGCGCTAAAAAAGTTAGCGCCGATGGGATCCAATTCAGATCAGGACTTGAAAAGCATACTTACTTAGCACTAAAAGAAGCTAGCCTATTTGAATTGTACGAAGACGAAGTATTTAAAACCCTGGAAGGTTTCACATTCCCTAACGAATCTATTGAAAAGCAATCTAATGGCAAGGGAGAGTTTAAAAACCGAGGCGCTAAAAAAATACTTGGCATTAAATACACACCGGATTTTACTGGTTATGATTACATAATCGAATGCAAAGGAAGAGCTAACGAGCAATTTCCTTTACGTTGGAAACTATTTAAAAGATGGTGTGTTAATAATGGAGAGACAAGAACACTATATAAACCTCAGAACCAAACAGATGTTGCGGAGATGATAAAACTTATACTAGATGGAAGAAAATAAATATAACAAATACTTAGCTAAAAAAGCGTATGGAGAAAGACAAATAAACAAATGGGTTAAATGGTCGTGGAACAACACTGGCCGTATATCATGGAAAGAGTTAGTAAAAAAACAAAATGAATTTAACATAAAGATTTATTAAGAATGGGATTATTTGATGAAAGAATAGCGTATAAACCTTTTGAGTATCCAGAATACTATACTGAAGGTTGGCTAAAACAAGCGCAGGCTTTTTGGTTACACACTGAAATATCAATGCAAAGCGATATCAAGGATTGGAACGAGAAGCTTACTGAAAAAGAAAAGCACCTGGTAGGAAATATACTATTAGGTTTTGCACAAACAGAGTGTGCAGTGTCTGATTACTGGACGCAAAAAGTTGTAGGCTGGTTTCCAAAACATGAGATACAACAAATGGCTATGATGTTCGGGTCACAAGAGACAATACATGCAGTAGCATATAGTTATTTGAATGAAACACTAAAACTAGAAGACTATGAAGCCTTTTTACATGAGCCTGCTACGGCAGATAGATTTGATAACTTGGTGGCATACAGCGGCGATTCTCATGTTGGTATTGCGAAGTCGCTGGCAGTATTTAGTGCCTTTGCGGAAGGTGTTAGTTTGTATTCTGCTTTTGCTGTCTTGTATTCTTTTCAGTTACGGAATTTACTTAAAGGGATAGGACAACAAATGAAATGGTCAGTAAGAGATGAATCATTGCACAGTAAGATGGGATGCAGATTATTTCAACACATGTGTGAAGAAAACAATCAATTACTGAATCTTTGTAGAGAAGATATAATAACGGCTGCCGAAACAATGGTTAAGCTAGAAGTAAAGTATATAGATAAAATGTTTGAGATGGGTGATATAGAAGGTATATCGTCTAATGATCTTAAACACTTCATTAAAAAAAGAGCGAATGAAAAACTTGTGGAACTTGGCTACGTCGACCTGGGCAACTATTTTGCGTATGACAAACAAGCAGCGGGTAATTTGGATTGGTTTTATCATCTTACCGGGGGGGTTACTCACACTGACTTTTTTGCGACTAGGCCAACTGATTACTCGAAAGCAAACGAGGGAGAAGACTTTGAAGATATTTGGTAATAATAAAATAAATAAATAAATAATATGTGGAATGAAAATTGGGAAAAAAACAAAGATTACCCTGCGTGGGGTGATAACGACGTCTACAAGAAGACTATATCCGGGGGATATCTATTCGACGGAGAAACGCCGAAAGAAGCTTACGTACGCGTTGCTAAAACGGTTGCTCGTAGATTATATAAACCGGAAATGGCCGAAACGTTCTTCCAGTACATCTGGAATGGTTGGCTTTGCCTCGCTTCGCCAGTACTATCTAACACAGGTACTGATAGGGGCTTGCCTATTAGTTGCTTTGGGATTGATGTTGCTGATAGTATACAGGACATAGGACAGAAGAATTTAGAAATGATGCTACTCGCTAAGCACGGCGGTGGAGTTGGTGTCGGAATTAATATGATTAGACCCGCTGGCGCTAAAATTACAGGAAATGGAACATCAGACGGAGTCGTACCTTTTTGCAAAATCTATGATAGCACAATCCTCGCTACCAATCAAGGATCTGTCAGAAGAGGAGCTGCGTCCGTTAACATTAATATTGAGCATGACGATTTCGAAGAGTGGTTGGAAATTAGAGAGCCTAAAGGGGATGTTAACAGACAGTCGCTTAATCTACATCAGTGCGCAATTATTGGTGATAAGTTTATGCGTAAACTTGAACAAGGAGATGCAGAAGCAAGGACTAGATGGAGTAAACTACTTAGAAAACGTAAGGCAACTGGAGAGCCGTATATTATGTTTAAAGGAAACGTTAATAAAGCGAATCCACCAGCATATAAAGATAATGGATTAAAAGTTCACATGACTAATATATGTAGTGAAATAACATTACACACGGATGAAAGCCACAGCTTTGTTTGTTGCTTGTCATCATTAAATCTAGCTAAATATGAAGAATGGAAAGACACTAACCTTATATATGACGCCACGCTCTTTCTTGACGGTGTTATGGAAGAATTTATTCAAAAAGCGAAGGGACTACGTGGTTTCGAAAATGCTGTTCGATCTGCGCAAAAGGGGAGAGCATTGGGCTTGGGAGTACTCGGATGGCATACATATCTCCAAGAGAAAGGTATTCCTTTCGAAGGCTTATTATCTCAGTTTGAAACTAGGAAAATATTTTCACAGATTAAAATTGAAAGTGAGAGAGCGTCTAGGGATTTGGCTGAGATTTATGGCGAACCATTGTGGTGTGCTGGAACAGGTATGCGTAACACTCATCTGCGTGCTGTCGCTCCTACCGTTTCTAATAGTAAATTATCTGGCAATGTTTCTCCTGGGATAGAACCTTGGGCCGCCAATGTATTTACTGAACAAAGTGCTAAAGGTACTTTCATTAGAAAGAATCCAACGTTAGAAAAAGTATTAACTAAACATAATTTAAACAATGAAGAAACGTGGAATAAAATACTGGCTGACTATGGTTCAATTCAGAATATTGACGGGCTGGATAATATTACCGTGGGTGATCATGACATACCTGCCAAAGAAGTTTTTAAAACATTTAAGGAGATCAATCAGCTGGAACTCGTTGCCCAGGCCGGATTAAGACAACAGTATATAGATCAGTCCGTTAGTTTAAATTTAGCATTTCCTGCGGTAGCAACCCCTAAATGGCTTAACAAAGTTCATATAGAAGCATGGAAGAAAGGTGTTAAAACTTTATACTATACACGTACTGAATCTGTTTTGCGTGGTGATCTTGCTGCTAAAGCGATGGATGAAGACTGTTTAGCTTGTGATGGCTAAAGGCTAAAATTTATGACTTTTTTATACATACAATAACTAATGCGTATAAAAAATTGAATAATCTATACATATCAAAAAAGGGCTCTCGTAATGAGGGCCCTTTTTTATTATAGAATTTTCGAGGTGTGGTTGCCTGTTGTGTAATTCTATTTTGTTCTGTTCTTAAACATCAAGTAATATAAGAACGAGTTCCATTCGTGTTTTAGTTTTGCTATAAGTTTTTTCATTTTTTGTTTTTGTTTTTAGTTAATAACCACCACTTATGCATGGTATATCCGATACTCACCGCTAGCAGAGTAAGTTTAAGAATCATGTCTATCTGCGACATTGATATCGCGAGTGTGCCTATGTTTAATAAATAAATTTTCAAATCTGATATAGTCATTTTAGGGGATTTATTTTAAAGAATTTTTTCTTTTTTTATTTTGTAACTCTATTATTTTAAGTATCCTACTTTCTTCTGAACTTAAACCACGTAATTGAGTTTTAGTTACGCCTGCATTCCATAAAAAATCAACTTGCTCTGCTTTGCTTAGATCTTTTAAAACCTTCATTCTCGCTTGCATTGCTTTGCTATACTTGTTTTTTTCTTTTTTAGGTTTTTCAATTTTAACAGGCTCACCTATTTCTTCTCCTCGGCTAATAGCCTCCATATCCTTGTCAAATTGCTTTTTGTTTTGAATGTCCATTAGCCTATCAATCCTGTCGGCTTCTTTAGTAAGACTTTTCAATTCTGTTTTAGTAACACCCGCATTCCATAACATATCTACTTGCTCTTTCTTGCTTAAGTCTTTTAGCGCCTTCCTTCTTTTTTCAGTAGGATCAAGCTTGTCATATTCTTTATCCTCTTTAAGCCCCTTGAATCTTTCCTTAGCCTCTTCTCTTTCAGCCTTAGTATCTTCTTCCGACATCAATTGCCACTTAGGCCAACCTAAAGCAATTAAAGGTTTCATCCATGTTTCAGTTTCATCGCTAGCTATATCAACAGCATCTATAGCCATGCCTTGCGCACGATCCAACGGCAAACCAGTTAGAGCAGCAACCGTATTCGTAGCAGCTGTAACGTATGGATGCTTTAAGGACATTTCGTCAAACTCTATTTCTTTCTTACCCCATTCAAAAGCATTACCAACTTTACCCGCTTTGCTTAGCTTACTAGATATAGGCGGAGATATTTTCATCACCTCATCCTTAATTGTTGCTGCTAGGTTTTGATTCCTGGTTTTTTGACTTCTTTCATAAAGCTTTATAGCTAAATTCTTAGCTACAGATACAACAGCCCCGGCTACACCAATACCCCTTAGTATACCATCGGTCATTGAGTTAGCCACTTTAATAGCCTTTTTAGTTTTGCTAGCACTTTTAGCTGCAGTGTCTTCTTCGCTTTCGTCTTCGTCGTCTCCCATCATTGCCGCAAACATCGCTTGCTGTAAAAAGTTAAATACAACGTTCTGAAGAACACCATAATAAACTATTCTGGATAGATGCGTCTTAGCATCTCCTCGGCCATTCTTAAGATCCTGAGCGGCTCTTTTTATTATCCTAGCATATTGCGACGGCGTGTTAGCAAAAGCTAATATAATGCGCCCTATTGGCTCCGCTTGTTGTTTAGATATCTTACTTGGATCACTTGACTGCTGAGATACTTCGGCAGTAGCTATGAAATCTTCCATTGCTTGTTTCTCAGCTTGCTCTAACGTATACCCAGTACCATTAATAGTTTTCTCGTTTAAGTAAGTGTTAACTCTATTTCTATAGAAAGACGCACCCCCTGTTGCAATAGCGGCACTATCCGCCATCTTAGTTGGTATAAATCCTACTTGCAAAATCTTTGCTAATACACCTTGAAATCCGTTTTCTTTGGCTGTTGTAGCAATATCTGCTTCGTTTACATTGATTTTCAAACCATCTCGCCTGTCAACCAGGTAATCGGAATTCATAAGATATACCCAGTCTTTCCAATATTGCGGTTGATTAGCAAACGCTTTACCAGCTTGATAAAGATTATTCCCTTCAAAGTTTATAAAGTTAGTAAAAGATATTAGCTGTAGTACAGCGGATCTTCTATTAAGGAACATGATATTACCCACCGCAGCATTTAGCCATCTAACAATACCATCTGTAACACCGTTATTGGTTGGCGTTGAGTTTCTACCCGTTCGCATTCTTCTTAAAGAATCTTTTAATGCAGTTACATAAGGCTTACCATAAGCAGCTTCTAATTTGTTTAAATTAGTAGCTGTGAATATAGCGTCAACGTTCTGCTGCCATACTTCTAGTAATTGCTTTCTGCCGTCGGTGTTCAATGTATTAAGTAAATCCGACGTTATAGTACCCGCTGGCCAACTTTCTGTAGGAGCTTTTGGATCAACATTTTTGTTAAGACCCAATAACTTGTCCGCAAAAGCTTTCAAATCAGGGTTGGAATTTACATAGTTAACTAATATAGGCAAATCAACATTAGATAAACCAGGTATGTCAAGCCCCTGCGCATCCCAAGTATACACTCTGATAGCATCTTCTTTGGTAAACAAGCTTTCCTTCATGTTACCGTTCTCGTCTTCATACTTAAAATTCCTCTTAAGAGTTCTAGGTACAATACCTAGCTCTTTTTTAAGCGCCTTATAGTTTTTAGCTATAGTTATTCTACCGGTTCTTAAACCTGTAACCGCTTTTCCGTAAGGATCCAACAAATGCTCTTTATAAAAAGCCATAGCTGATTCACCCTTCTTGCCTTTAGGTAATGTAGTATACAACAAACCTAAGAAATCTTCAGCAGATGGTGGAACAAAGAATTTAAACTTACCTTTTTTAGCACCCTTTTTAGCTGCTTTAACAGATTGATATTCCTTAAAAGCTTCTATTCCAGATTCTTCTTCAATTATTTCGTTGAATCTTTTACTAAGCTGTAGGCTGCTTTTAACTCTCGCTTGTTGCACTTTACTCTTAACATCGAGTACAGACAGAACTTCTTTAACAGCTTTAACGTTGCCTATGTGATCATCCGCAAAGTAAAAATCATTGTACCCCTCCGCAAATTTACTAAGCACCCAATTAGCTTTTGCCTGCGGGTCTGAGTTAGCAAGACCAGTAATATTAGCTAACGGAATGTCAAGGCCAATACCTTTAAGAAATTCGTGTATAGCAAGAGCACTGTTAGCGGGTCTAGCGGTTAATATGAATACGTTTTCGTTACCAAATTTTTTGTTTCTAGCCATAGCCTTTTCAAAAAACGGTCCCTTAGCCCCTTTAACAACCTTGCTAAATTCACTAAAATCAAATTCAGCACCACTGGCCAGCATAGCGTCGCCCTCTTTAGCGAACTGGGCGGCATCGATTTTACCGGTAGTGCCGTCAGGCATTGTATATAACACGTTGCTTTTAGTGGTTGCTAATGTATCATCAAAATCCCAAACGCTAATACCTCTGTTTTCTTGATCTAAGCTATTACCTAAAGCTATTGCTTTATCAAAGTTTTCTGCTTGTTTTATAGACTCATCTATACTAAGTCCATCAACACGTAAATTTTTAGGTAGCTTAAGACTATTTTTGTTTGCCACTTCTTTTCTTTGAGCAGCGTAGTCTATTACAAATGTACCTTTCTTGTTAATAAGTTTTTTAACTTCTTTAGTGTTCATTCTTTCAACGCCCCCTACTTTAGGCAAAACTTTATCAAGTTTTTTAGAAATAACATTCACGTAGGCTTCTTTTAAGAATTTTTCTAATTTATTTTTAGCTGCTGTAGTGCCTCCTTCATTAATGTACTGCTGATAAGCATCGTATATAAACACAGCTGCTGTCTCATGTTCAAGTATAAACTTAGTGTCTTGAGGGGACAATCTAATAAACTTACCTAATAAAGAAACTTTACGTATCAAAGCATTCGTACCCAGCTTCATTACTGCTAATTTTTCAGAAGCCCCTGTTTTGTCACCTGATTTTATTAAAGGATCTATTTCTGAAAGAATGAGCTCTTGCGCTGTTTTAGCATCCTCTTCTAATGTTATACCCGCTGCATTAACTTTATTAATATTACCGGTTGTCACTTGCCTTTTAATATAGTCTGTGCCTGTTACTTTTTTTATAGGCTTTTTATTTAATTCTATAAATACATTAGTTTGTTCTTTTTTTGTTTTAGGATTTATACCGGGTTTTGCGGACAAAGTAAAACCTAATTTATTTAATCCCTTTTTGCCTAGCCCGGTAGTTTTAGCTAATTCATTAAATAAATCAGCATTAGTGGTCATATCTAAAAACTTTTCATTTGTAAAAGTTCTTCCGTATATTTTTAAAAAAGATTCAATTTTTTTAATTTTAGCATCATCACTGAGTTTTTCTAATGAATCTTTAGATAAGCTAGTCCATATTTTATTCATACCAACATTTTGTAGTATGTTTTTGTACGCGGTGCCATAAGCGTTGCCTATTGCTTTACTTATTACTTCCGCTAATTCGTTGGCTGTAACTTCGTCAGATTTTTTTAATTGTTCTACATATTCATAAGTAAACGTTCTTGCAGCGTTTAAGTTAATTTCTTTTAAATCTTTGTAAATAAAATCTACCACATCAGCTAGGCTTGCAACTTTTTTGTCTTGCCAGTTTGGTCCAAACCTTGCATTAATTTTATTATTCAAATCGGCTACTAAATCGTTGTTTCCTTCTATAATAAAGTTCTTAGTTAGCGCTTTAGAGTACATGTTAGGGTTTTTACCCATTTCTAAATCCATTATAGTCATAGGATCTAAATCGCCTTCCGTCCGGCTTAACTCATTTGTGGTCATTCTACCAAACAAGTTTATTAAACCTAGTAGTGTTTGTCCTTCTTTATCTCTACCACTAACTTCTGGCTTTTTGACTATAGTCCCGTCTTCGGTTTTTCTAGCGCCTATAGCTTCAAGTACTTCGTCCATCGTAAGCTTTTGCTCAATTCTTTCCACATTACCTATACCAGTTGTTTTTCTGCTTTCAACTTTATAGGCTAGATTCATTAAGTTTTTAGGTAGACCCGTTGATTTACCAGAAAATCTTCCCTTACGGCCACTTGCATACTTATAATCCCCCGCACTTGTTTGAGGTAAAAATCTAAATAAAGCCTCGGCTATGGATTCATTAGCTTCTCTTTTGTAAGAAAAGTCTGGATTGGATGCTCGTTGCTCATTCAGACTATCTTGAAAAGCACCAACCTCATCCAAAGGAACTCTTGCTTCTCTAGTGGTATCACCTTCCTTTATTGTAAATACCGCTTGCTGTTTAGTAAACGCTTCTACTGCATTGGTATAATCTTGTTTGTTTAAATTTCCTGATCTAGCAGTTAAAGTACCTTGCGTAACACCAAACATTTCCGAAAGAATATTATTAATAAGGTTAGGTAACTTTTTAAAGTTTTCAACTTTTGTGTTACCTTCGTTCTCTATCCAAAATTCTTTAACTTGCTGCTTAGCCTGTTCTGTTCTTGTGTCACTGGCTAGCAAAGCTGAAACTTTTCTTAGCGATTGCTCTGTTATAGATTCAATTGCAGTATCAGAAAACATTTCAGTAGAAGTATCTGCTATTTTAGTTAGAGCATCAGCTCCCCTTGATATCCCTTGTTCTTTGCTTATAACACCTAATCTTTGAGCCAGGTTTCTAAGACGAAGCCCCCCTCTTTGAAATATAATATCTTCGATGTCATTAATAACCTCCTCCCCAGATCTGTTTATAGTTTCAGGTTTAAACTCATTAATGGTAAGGCTTGTTATTTCTGCTTTAGCCGATTGCATAAACTCTTCACGTGTTACTGCAGCTGTTGCATTTTTAGCAATTTTATCGTAATAAAGTTTAGTAAATAAATTTACTGCTTTGTTTATAGGAGTTTCCAGCGCAGCCGTTATTTCTTTTTCTATTTTGTTAAGAGCAAGCGGTTTATCTACAGCTAATGGTTTGTTTTTAAGATCAGCTATTCTTTTTTCTCGACTTGTTCTGCTTTCAACTTTATCATCAATAGCTTCAATCGCCGCAATAGCATCGGCGTTTAATTTCTTTTCTTTAGCTATTAGCTCTTTATTTAGTTTTTGAGCCTCCGCTATCTTAGGCTCTATTTCTTTTTTAACATCCTTATCTAACGAATATTTTCTTTTGGACTTATCAGCCTTAGGTCTAACTATTGCCTCCTTAGGAGCTTCCTGAATAGCCCCTGTTGTAGGTGTAGCCTCTGTAGCCGGAGCAGCGAGTGCCGCATCAAGTGCATCACCAGCTTTTTCCATTTTTTCGTATAAAGCTAAATTGTTTGGATCTTCTGCAGCTTGATCTTGTAAATCAAAGTAAGCTTCTTCCAAAGCCTCAATTGACATAGACGCTTTTGTTTTAGGCTCTTGCTTTTTAGCGGGCTTTTTTGTTTGTACTTTAGGAACAACAGAAGATAATCTTTGTATTTCACTAAAGCTTAAATCTCCGTTTTTTATTTTAGTACCAATAGACGCGGCAAACGCAGCGAAATCTTCTGCTCCTTTAAAGTTAAAGTTATAGCTATTGGCAGCTATTTCCTGCATGTTATAGGCTAACGTGCTGGCAAACGTAGTGTTTTCTTTTGATGTTAAGTTTATTTTATTATCACCTATCATTTCAAAAAACGCCATTAATGTTTCTTCGGCTATCTCCGCTTCTGGCCTATTAGCTTGTTTATAAGGATTTATATTAAGCTGCATCTTAGCATCTAAAGAAGGGCTATTTTGTTTTAACCATAGCCTAATTTGATTTGCAAAAACAATCATTGATTCAGGATTGTTCTTAAATATTTTTGAAACAATGGGGTGGCCTACCTCATGAATACTTACACTAGTTTTTCCTTCTTCTAGTTGGCTTTCTACAACAGCAATAGGTATTGTTGTTCCATCTGTCAAGGGAATTGCTACCCCAGCTCCGCCATCCATAATATTTTTTTCAGCTGCTGCGGAATTTTCAGGCGTTACCTTATCTCCTAGCTCCAGAATAATATACTCTATAGCCTCATCTTTTGTTTTAAAAGACTGAAAATTTTTGTCTACTTTTTTAGCAGCAGTATTATTTTCTTCAATGCGTTCTGTATTATAAAGCTTTATAGCTTCATCTATAACAGCTTTGTCTTTGCCGTTTTCTTTACCTGTATTTATTTTAGCCTCATTAATTAATCTATCATAAGTATTGCGATCATTAGCTTCTAAAAGATAAAAGTTTTCGCCAAAAGTAGTTTCATCTAAAAAGTTTTTTCTTGCGTTCATGTGATTTTCAAAATCACCTTCTAACTTAGTAAGCATTTCCCTTTTATTTTCTGGGGTAAGATTAGGGTTATTCACTATATCAGAAGCTTTTTGTCTAGCCCCGTTAATAAAGTTCATTACGCCTTGAAAGCCTGCGCTTCCTTGTCTATCTATTTTTGTACTTATGTTTTTTTCTAATTTATCAATCGTAGCTTCATTTACAGCTTGCAACTCTAAAATAGTATTTTCAATATCTTTTCTTGCGGGATCTTTTGCGTCGAGCATAGCCCAATTTTGTTGAAGACGTACTATTTGTTTCATTCTACTATCCATAGCTAATTGAGTATCCGATGTAGAATAATACCTTGCTGCCGCTCCTTTAATAAATGGAACTGTAGAAAATGCAAACCCAAAACCTAAACTACTTAAAGCTACGTGGTCCGCATTTTCAAATATAGGCCTTCCGTCTATAGCGTTTTCTACAACATTAGTAGCTAATTCACCTGAAAGCTCTAGTATATTATCACCAACAATAGCCCTTTTCCAGTTTTGAGTTATGTAGTCCTTACTATTAAGCAGAAATTCTTTGCCAAAGCCCGCATTTTTATAGGTTTTTATACCTCTTTGTAATATTGGGTTTGTAGTCAATGAAGTAAATACGCCATTTGCTAAACCAAAGCCAATCATTTTAGCGGTTTTTTCAACACCACCTGTTTTTTTGCCAGTTATACTGTCTTCGTAAGTTATATCTAAGCCTTTTTGCCCAGCAGTCCAAGCTCCTACAACATAAGGTGCTAAAGTTCCTCCTGATGCAGTCATAGCTAAAAGCACGGGTGCTTGAGTAGTTATTTCCTGCATTACAAACTTAGAAAAGTTTCCAATACTACTAAAAGCATCGCCTACCGCTACGTCTGAAACAAAGCTGGACCTAATGTCATTTGTAGCTGTTTTGTATTTAATTGCTAGTTCGTCAACGGCTATATCCATTGCTTTGCCAGCAGTAGGAATAACCGAAGGAGCTGAATATTTAACAAGAGTGTTTGCGGCATATAACAAACCTGTTGCAATATCCGCAACACCTAAGCCAAAACTCGTGGCGTATTTTTCGGTTAAATTATAATCTAATTGAGCAGCCTCTAATGCAGGCTGTAATTTTTCGTATTGACCACCAAGCTCTGTGCCCCTTTCATATAGTTTGTCTAATGCTGTTGAGCTAGCATTTAGTAAGGCATTTTCTAATTGTATCTTGCTTAGCTGGTTCTCGGTAATTTTTACACCGGCTTTGGATACTAGCATTTGGCTTCCATCTTGAACTCCAAGTTTAAGAACAGAGCCATCAGAAAGCATTATATCTGTTTGATTAATTTTTTTACCTTCTAAATAATCCTTAGCAATTCTAACTGAGTTGGATGTTTTTTCAGCTGTATCTAATTCCGTGCAAAACACTACACTATTTACTTTAGACTCTTTAGATATTTTTGATTGTTTAGTAAACAACCCGCTAAGTAATGCGCTTTGTGTTTTCTTTTCAATTCCTGCTTTTAAATAACGAACACTTCCTACAGCATTTGGCCTAGTTGACTCTATAAGATTTTCTGTTTTCTTTTTAGTTAGCTCAACTCTTTTGTTTGCTATTATATTAGCATAAGCCATTTGAGTACTTTGATCAAAAAGTTCTTCAGGAGATATATCAGGGTTTTCTTTTTGTATAATTTCTCTTGCAGCTTGCAATTCGTCTTTATATGGGAACACTGTTTTCTTTACCATAACTCCACCTGTCCTGTTTCCCTGGAACTCTGATACCTCTTTTGGCTTAAATATAGTAGTAACATCCTCCGGTAGTTCAGCTTTTATAGCCTCGTCTGAAACATAAAGAGGACCACCTGGTTTTGCTAAATTAATAACCGCGCTAGCTTGCCCCGTTATTTTTGCGGCAGCATTGTAGCTCATATATTTATCACCAAAATCTGATAATATTTTAGCTGTTTCTTTCCCTGGAGTATTTTCATTAATTCGCACAGAAGATTTTTCTTGCGTATCAGGGTTCGTGTAAGTTAATATAGCGTTTTTACTTCGATCTTTTGATTGTGTTTGTTGAACACCTTTTTTGTCGTATTCTATTGTAATATTAGGATCAACACTAAATATATTTTCAAATAAATTTTTTTGTTCGTCCCAGTCTGTGCCTTCTAAGCTTTCGCCATAACTTTCAATATCTTGTATAATGCTCTGCCCTTCTTGCCCCGCAGTAACATCAGTTGAAAGAACTACCTCATCTAAAGATCCACCGCCAAAACCATCTTCTATTCTAGCGTTTGGGAATTTACCTATGTAGGCATTAAGCAATGTTTCATCAGTAATACCTTCTTTTATGCCTTTGTTTTCGCCATTGCTCCACTGATATATTTCAGAGCTTATATCACCACTAAGTTTTATATCGCCGTTTCTAATAGACGACACAACGGTAGCGGCATCGTATGATTGGTCCCCTATTACTACACTTTTGTTTACTAAATCCTTATCGATTATAGGTAAATCCGAAGAAGTATCTTCCAACGGTAATACCGTATCTTCTTGTGCTGCATTTTCCGACACTGCATCCGCACTCTTTGCAGGGTCTGTTGTAAAATCTTCTTGCAAATCTTCGGGTACATTGCCTTGGATTACTTCGCTAAATGCGCTTTCAGGAGCAGCCTCTTCAGGAGCCATCATTTGCACAAAATAGCCCATTTCATCCGCTTTCGCTAAGCCGGCGTCTCTTTCAATTTCATTTTTAAAAACTACAGTTTTTCCGTTTATTTGGTATCTAAACATATATCTTTATTTAATTCTTTTATTACTAATTTACTAGTGTAGCTAATTGCTGTGACATTTCTCTAGCTTGCAGTTCTTTCATTGGATTTACTAATCTAATGAAATTATAGCGTTGCTCAGGTATTTTTAAATCGTAAGTTCTTTTGTCTGTATCAGGCGAAGTAGTGGATTCTTTTTTAGGATTACCTGTAGCGGTAATGCTTACTACCCCGTTTTCTATAGTTGCACTGTAGGCTTCTACATATCCAGTTTTGTGTCTGATTCTAAGGCCTTTGTCTATGTTAAATAAACTTTTAGCCACACTACTTAAATCACCTCCTGCGGCCACGGCTGTATCAAAGTCTTTTTTGTATACATTGTAAAGCTGCTCTGATTTTTGAACTGAAACCTTTTTGTCCGGAGCATATTCCACCGATGATTTACCATCTATTGTAAACCTATACTGAGGAGTTTCTCCTTCTATAGACATATCTTGCACTGACATTCCAAAAGCTCCAGCTGCAGCTTGATTAATAGCTAGGTTAACTGTTCCCGCCGCATTTTTATACGCTTCTATTTTTTCGTCTGTAGCATTAGGGTCGTTTGCAGGGTTGCCCTCTCTAAAAATGTTTGCAGTATCATTGTCTACGCTTAGCTGATTTTTCATCATATCAAGGTAGTCCTCCTGTCCGAACATACCGCCAACATTAGCCGTAATTTCTGCAACTGAAGTGTCCACCAGTGCCTTGCCCTCAGGGGTGATCGTCTGCTTTTTTGTAGCAGTATAATCCCCTGTCCAACTGCCGTCTTCGTTCATTACTTTTACTTTGTCTGTAACTATTTGCATGTTTTGTGTATACTTGGGATCCACCGCATTGCCTTTCATTAGCTGGGCTCCTGCTTGAGCAGTACCCTGTTTTACCGTTTGGGTTATGGGATTACTAGCGCGGAAATCGTCCGAAATAAATGTATCCATGCTTACGCTATACGTGTTTTGCTTTCCGCCATCGTTATAAGTAGAATTTATGCTTACGTTTCCGTCGTAGCCTACAGACATAAGAAGCGTCGTATCCGGGGCATTATTGTACGAGCTCATTACTCCTTGAGTATTAGGGCTCTCAGCAACCCCACTTTGAGAAGGTAGGGTCGCCCAGGACTCTGTGTAACCTATTATCGTACTACCGTCTTTCATTAGCCGCTGGCCTTCTTGCCCCATCTGGGGAATTTTTGGAGCTGCAACGTTTATATTATTCAGCTGCTTTACGGCATTAGCTTGCGCCTTTAATAATTCCGCCTTTCTTTCTGGTGTTTGGGGCTTTAGCAATTCCTTCGCAGTGTCCGCTTGCACTTGGTTAAAATAGTCCTGGGTATTTCTTACACTTTCTCGAAAAGCCTCTCCCCCTTTTACTTGAAGTTTGTAGGAATCGTCTGTTCTTTTTGCATACGCTTTATCAATTGCGATACCGCCATTAATTAACCTTTGCTTTTCTATGTCATTTTTTTTCCTTGTAGCTGCTAAGTTAGCACTCCACCCTTTGGATATCTGCGCACCTATATTTGCAATTGCATTGGGGATTATTAGTCCTGACTTATCGTCTATTATTTTTGGATCTCTATAACTCATATTTTATTTTTTAATTGGGGTTCCATGCTCCTCCTTCGTCAGTGGCTCCTCCGCTAAGCCCAGCGGCTGCGACGCTTGTTATACTACTCATGACCCCCGCTGTAGCAGCTGCGCTTGCTGCGTTCGCGTTGGCTATATCTTGTCTAGCTTGAGACTCTTGCCCTGACATTCTATCTAATGTTGCCATATCTCTTGCTTCTTGAGCACCAAACATAAACTGCTTTCCTGCAGCCTCAGCTTGTTGTATTCTAGCTTCTTCACTCATTTCCATTTGCGTAAGTTGCATTTCTTTGTCTTGCAGCGCTTGTTCCCCTTGAGCTCTTAGCTTTTCGTTAGCGGCTTCTTGTTGTTCTATGTTAGCTGAAACTTCTTTCTTACTTTGCTTAGCTGCTTGGGCTAATGCTGTGGCACCCCCGGCGCTCGCTCCCGTTGCTTGCAATGTGTCTAATGTATTTGCTAATGCGATATCTGTTTGTTCCATCTGGATCTCCGCAGCACCTGTAGCCACTCCTAGGGTAGCAAACGGGTTAGTCAGACTATCCCTCATTTCTTCAATCATACCTGCGTTGGACGTTACATCCGAATAAGGATTAATAACCGCTTGCCTGTTGTTTTCAAATTGCTGCATTTGCAACTGTATGCGCTGCTTTTCTTTTTGCGCTCGCCTTTCCGCATCCCTTGCTTTGTTGCCGCTGATTAGTCCTCCTACTACAGAGACCGCGGCTGTTCCTGCTGCTATCCAACTCATATCGTTATGTTTTTAATTAATTTTTTTTTGTATTCAAGGTATTTTGTTTTAGTCTTAACAACGGTGCGTTGCTCAATTACATCGAGATCTTCGGAGTTGTCCTTGTTTTCGTGTATGGTGGTCCATATAGTGTCCGTTACTGCATACCCTATTCTTTGTGTTCCTTCTTCCGAAACTATCATTAAAGGAGCCTGTAATAGCTCTACGCCGTTTGTTTCAGTTAACACTATGATAGAACCTTTCATTAGAAAGTTGTGGTGTCTATGTTTGTGTATCTTGCCTATTAAAAGAGTGCCCGCTGGTATTTCCATTTCCCTAGCGTATACCCCTGGAGCAAAAGAATGTTTCAAAGGCAGTTCTGTTTGTTCCGTAGTAGGGTCCATTAAGAAATTTTTAATTTCTTCCATTCCTTCTACAACGGTTTTTTCTTTATTAGCTATTTTTAATTCCATTTAATTAAGATGATTTTACAAATCCTGTGCTTACGGCAAACAGTTCTTTTTTGCCTGCGCCGCTGTTATTTATTGACATTGTTACTTCTCCGAAGAATCCTTTTACTCCTGATGATGAGCTACCCCATACAACCTCGCCGTTTTGCGAAGGCGTACCGTTAACTAAATCGGCGTAGTACTTATCTTCTTTTAACTTAAACCTGTTTATTAATAACGAGTTTTGCATTTGTTCCAATGTAGTGACAAAAACCGAACTTGTTATAGGTAAGGTTAAATCCGTGTTAGTTTTAAAGCTGTCCATTCTCCATCCAGAATCTCCTTCATAATTTATTGTTTGAAAGTTTTTAATCATAGATGGCGCTCCGTTAAATACAAGGGTTACATTGGAATTATTTTGATTCCCATAAAACACTCCTCTGGCCTGCGTATTCGGCGCTAATGTGTAGTGTCTGTATATTTTTCCTGTGTAAGCGGTAAAGTACTCATTGTTAAGACTAATAATTTGATTAGGTGCATAGTCAAAAAAGCTAGTCCACCCTTTAGATATTTCGTCAAATGCTAGTGTTTCGTATTTTTTCGGCTCTCCTAGTATGCTAGGTTGAGGTATCGACAATGTATACTGTTTATTGTGAGCATCCCATCCACCTATTATATTATCCGTTGCTGTAGATAGCTTATCTCTAAAAAAGTCGGTCATACCGTAAGCAGATATAACAGTAATACCATCCATAGACAACCTGCAAACAACGTTTTGATCCCTATCGGTAAAGTATTTTCTATATCCGTTTACAGCAAATGATTCTGGATCGGTACTTATTCCGTATTCTCCAGCGTAGGCCACATTCTGCCCTATAACTAAATTACGACTAGTAACACTTGCATTACCCTCTGCGGAATATATTGCATCTTTATCGATTAAAGATTTGCTCACTTTATTTTCTTGGAAAATAATTAGGTTAGTATCTTCTGCATATAATCTTTGTATTGAGCCGTTAGCGGGATCAATTGTTCTAGTTATGTCCTCTGCAACTGAAAACTGGTTAGTTTGGTTAATGCCCGTCCTGGAATTAAATATGCCGGAGTGAATAAGGGAACTCGATCTATGCAACTGATTTGGCTCGTCCTCTACTAAATAGGCTTTTACTCCGAAATCCACTGACACATTGTTGTATCCTCCTCTAATTCTAGATTCTTCAATTAACCAATCATCATCCGCATCTGTAATACTAACAGGATATCCTTGAGGAATATTATCAAAGTTTATTATTTTACCTAAAACAACATTTTGCGGCAAAGAAGGAGTAGACGGCGGGTCTGTACCTAATACAAATTGCGTACCTAAAGCATTTCTAGAAACTATGTAGCTTCTGTAAATAACTGCGGGGTTTCCCCAAATAATAGTGGTTTCTTGACCTACATTCATGTCCGTAGCGGATTGAGCACTATTCATGGTAATCGTGCGAGTACCTGCGTCGTAAGAATCTACTTGAGGGGTGACTCCGCTAATAAGTGTAGGCTCTACGTCAGTTATTTTTTTGATCTTTTTTAACCAAAAAGTATTAAAATATTTTAATTCTATTAATGCCGCCATCGGTTTTAGTTTTTAGATATCCTTAAAGTTCCACGCCCAGGGCTAAAGCCTTGTTCATTTGTTGTTTGTATTGCGCTAACTCCTGACGTTATGCCACTGTTTACTATTTTATTCCCGGAAGTTTCATCGTATCCGGCAACCCATTGTAGATTTACCGGCGTAGAAGCGGGAGGGGGATTCCCTGGCAAAGGCTTATTAGTCCAAGGCAGCAGCGTTGATACCGGCATTGCTCTATCTATTTTAAAATTTATATAGTTGCTTCCAGCCGCAGGCTTAAAGGGAACATATCCGGTTTGCGAAGTATAAAATTGGTTTACGTAATCTCCATAAGGAGTTTCCGCCCAAACGTAATCTGTGCTTGAGGATAGGTCTGTGTAGCTTGTTGAATTGCCTCCGCCTGTTGATCTAAAGTACTTGTAATAAGGGTATGTAGCTCCAGGATTACCTCCGTTAGCTTCAACTGCGTTAGTACCCTGCCAAGGAACGCAGGTGGGATAATGTAAATCGTCTACCCCTAGCCATACCATAGCCGTATTTGAGTTATTAGTTGCTCCAGCTGTTTGTCTTAGCCCCTCAACAAATATTGCGTATTCTATCTTAGGGGGTGTTTCAGTTCCTAGGGCGCTTGCTGCAGACCCTAAACTAACGGATCTAATTCCTTGAGCCCACACAGGATCCGGTCCATAGTTAAACACGTACCCATCTGTAAGTTCTAGGCTAGGAGCGTCGTACGTCGGAAAAGTCATAAAATTGTTGTAACCCACTCGGTTGCCTTCCATTGATCTAGGCAACTTTAGCCATTCTGAGGTGCCCTCTTCTCTATAATAAAAATACGTTCTTGGAACACGAGCAGAAGCGCCCTGTCCGGGGACATTAAAAGGCATGTAGAAATTTACCGTAAAAGCGATACTTCCTTTATAGTGTCCGCCTGTTCCTATTTTGTAGTAGTATAAATTGTCCGTGTCGGTTGCTGGCTGTATTCCGTTTCCAAAAAAGAAAGCGGGCTCGTCTCCAGTTGCGGGAGTGGTTTCTGTTATGTAATATATTACAGAGGTGCTAGTTCCGTTGTTTGTCGGGACATTTGTGCGCAACACTCCATTGCTTACGTTGTTATTTCCGGGAGAAGTTGGGGTTATAATGCAGGTATCATTCCACAAAGCTTCCGGATTTACTGCAGGATAAGCAAGTCTTATAGTTATATCTTGAGAGGCCGAAAAAGATGTGTAAGGATTGCTTGTGTTTGCGGGCGACTCAGCGTTAACGTCAGTTAACTTAATAGTTACGTTATACGTTCCTATTGGATTTCCTTCAAAAATGTTTTCTCCAGCTGTTGAAGTACTTTCTCCCGGAACAAATTGTGTTAGTTTTCCGCTATTAGGATCCATTGCCCAGTTGGCTGGCAACTGCTCGCCAGATGTACCTGAAAAGCTATATATTAGCTGCTGTTTTGCAGGAATTCCAGTTAACGATGTACCATTTACCGCACTGTCCCATAAAGCCGGGGCCATAAGTACTCTGTCCGATTGGCTCTTTACTATATTGCTGATTGCGTCAAAGCTAGGAGTTATGTTTTGTAGTGCTCCAAATCCTTCTGGCTCACCTTGCAAAACTACATCTGTGGTAATTCCCTCTAAAGTGGTGCATCGTATAACAAAAGAGTACACATCTATAATGTTACTTCCTTGTGTAAATACAATACCGCTTCCGCTATATATTATTTTAAATTCGCCTTCATTCGCTCCGCCAACAGCTCCTGATTCCAACTCAAAAAACCCTACTTCATTTCCGTTTCCGTTAGTTGCGGAAATTAAAGAAGCCGTAACAAGATTTGTAAATGGAAGCCCTTGATTGTCAATCGGGCTAAACCATGCAGTAGTAACCGCTGTGTTCGTGGCAATATCTTCTTTAAAATCCCATGTTAAGCCTTGAAATCCTGTTACTCCTGTGTTGCTAGAAGCAATTGCGGCGTTTAAGTCCACAATTAAGCCCTCTGACGAAGTTTCCCAATACAAGTCAAGGTTAGATTCAAACGGAGCTGTTTCATATATTGCAAGATAAGGCAGCATATTGAAAGGCGCTCCTGTTCCTGTAGTAATATTTGGCTGGCCAATTGACTTTTCTGTAGTTGATATTCTGGCTATTAATGGATTCGTGTCTATTTGATAAAAAACCTTGTTTCCAAAGTCACCTCCCACAGTAGTACCTCCTGACTCAGAAAGCTCTTGAAATGACATGTCGAATTCATCGGCTGTGGCTATCGCTATAGCTGTGTGGTCAATAGCATTCTTACCTGTAGAAGACAGCCTAGGATAGTATTGGTAGTTACTAGCCTCGGAGGTAGACAACATTGTATTAGACACTCTTCCATATAATACAACAGAACTTCTAAATTGCTTGTCTTGTTCGCCTACTTCTTTTAAGTCCCTAGGTACTTTATTTATGTTGTCATTAAATAAAACCGTATGAGCTGTTAAACCAACTTCGTTGGCAGGAAAGTTCCCCCCCACTTCTTGGCCAGCTTTACTTTGCCCAGGATATCCGTTTAAAATACCAGGTAGGTAAACATTGTAGTAATCTTGTTCTGTTTGCTTAACCACAATCTTATAGCTATACCACCCTAAATCGTTTATGGTATATGCAAATTTTAAATCCGGCTGGCTTGGAGGCAAATCGTTCTCTCTTAAATATAAGTCGTTTACTTTGCCAGACGTGGTAACTAAGTAGGTAGATCCAACAGTGTTAACTACTGTTTTAACCTTAACAAAGTCTTCGTAAGCCCCTCTTAAATAATCGTTTTGTTGAGGTATATTCTGGTTGTTTGGATAAGTGGTGTCTGCAGTAAACGTCCAGGTGGTATCGGTTATAGGGGATTCTCCCCCTACGGCAAAAGCATCCGTAATAGCGAAGCCTTCCCCGGTTGATGCGGCTTGCTGTTTTAAAGCATAAAGCCCTGGAGTCCCAGCAGCTAAATCCATTGTAGAAGATATCGGCTGATTAACAAGAACCTGTATTGCATCTCCCATCCAAGAAAGAACGTTTGTGTCAGTAGAGTTTAAATCATAAGGAGCATATATTGTTGATCCAGAATAAAATAAGTTGTCTTTAGTAGCGCCTGCGTCCGCGGAAGAAAGTATAACAGGTGACTGCCTTCCAAACTTGTCTGCTAAAACAAATCCTACTTGGTAGTTTCTATTTCTTTTAACCGAATGGTTAGGATATTCTACCCAATTGTTAAAGGCCCCTGTTGAAGACTTAGGCTCTACCCTACAATTGTAATTTATGGTTTTAGGGGGCGTATGTTGATCTCTATAGTTTCCGTATATAATTCTATTTCCAGCAACCTCTTGAGATAAGGCTCTTACCGGAACTTTGTCATAAACTCTTACAGTTTGTGCCTCTGGCAGTGTTCTATAAGGCTTTCTGGATTGATATTCATAAGTGTAATAATTACTTGACCCGCTATCCCCAGCTATTGTTCCAGCCGCAATAGTAGTTAAAACTTTCACAGCTAATGCATCGCTTTCCCTGAATAGTATTTCTAAGTCTTTTATTTTGTAATCTGAAACTATTTTGTTTCCTAAAGTAGGCAGTGGCACAACTAAATTCACATTTTGAACTAAGTTTTCCATAAAGCCTACAATAGTGGATTGATAAGCAGCGTTTTCGTCTCCGTTGATAAAAAATCCCTTTTGCTTGGGTATATAAGCTATTTGCGTGAAAGGAGCCATTAGCGAATATTCATTGTCATCAAATTTAAACCTATAGCTAAATCTAACAAATTTGTCTTCAAGAAAATCTGGATCTCCTGGCCAGGTGTCATCATCGCTTTTATTGCTCATGGTAGAGCTTATTAGCGATACGTATTGCCCAGCTGTAGGCGCTATTGCCATGGCAGGAGATACGGTTATTGTCGTAGGCCCTGAAGTTCCTATTGCTAAAACGCTTGTAACCGTAACATAATCTGTTCCTTGAGTAGGGGGAGTTGATTCAGAACAAACAACTGTAGCTCCTATATAAGCAGATAATTCTACGCTCCTATCTCCCGCCACCTGAAAAGAAGTGACAGAAGCGCCTGATATAACCTGCAAGTCAGCTCTGTTATAAAGCTGAATAACCGGGTACGGATTATACTTAGCTACAGATATTTGGTGCTCTTGCGTATAATAATCTACACCCGTAGATATTTGAGTAGGGTCAAATGCCTCTGCTAAATTAACGTTTATTTTTCTAGGCTGATTTCTATTATCTGTCCAAAACAATAGATTTTCAAGCAGGTTGATACCTACTATCCTGTTTGTTATTGAAAAGTTTAAAAACTCTCCTTGCACTAATCTTTTATAGGATCCCGTGGAATTGTTGTAAGAGTATATATAATGCTTTGAAGTAGATGGAGCATTAGTGGGGTTGGCTATATCGGGATCTTCATAGTCCGTTAAAAACACAAATAATCTATCTGTAGAGTTATCCGTCTCAATGCCTATTATAGTCAAGCCATTGCCTATATCGGTTCCGGTAACCAAATCGTTACCAATTATGTTTTCTAAGGCACCTACATCGTTATCTTCGGATCTACCAACTGATATATTCCGAGCATCTCTATATTCGCCGTTAGGCAATATTCTATCATCAAGATCTTTATTCATCTTGGATTTTAGAAATGTGTTTTTGATTTCTTGTGCCATTAAATTATGATTTTATCCATTTAGATTTACCTCTCATTACTTGTACTATCTCTGATAGTTTAATGTTAGATAATCTTATTTTAGCATTTCTTAGCTTAGCAGATCTGTCTTTCTTCAAACGCTGTATAACGTACTCTGGTTGATTAATTCTTCCCGCTAATATAGAATATAGTATGTGCGCATATAATGCATCCTCGGCCATCTTAGGTATCCTAGAATCCAAGTCATACGCTAATCCGTCTGATATGTAGTCAAGTATTATTAATCTGTCTTTCAGGTTAGAAGAAAAAGCTATTGTGCCGTCTCTTTCATTCATATTAAACCAGCCATTTCTTTGTGCATTTTGTGGATCGTTGCCATATCTTTGCCCGTAAAATGGATTGCCTGTTAAGTAATTACCGTAAGACCAGTAATCCTCAAATGTTATATTGCCATTTAATAATCTATCATTAGCTTCCCCCCATCTTTCGTTTGTAATAGAAGTACCTTCCAAAAGATCGCCAGTATTATCCATAGTGTAATCCCCTACCTCATCCTGCAGCGGCACTTCGTAGGGGCTGCTGGTTAAATTGTTTGCTGGATATATTGGGTGTCTTACACCTAATTGATCTATATAAGCTAAGCTAACGTAGTTTACGTAGTCTTGTGGTATTGTAACGCCTAGGCTAGGAGGAATAGTTATTTCTTGAGACTTAACACTTTTTAAAGTATCGTAACTAAATTCTTGCAATCCTCTTTTAGCATGGAATATTACGTCTGTTCTTTTAACATCCCCTATTAATTTATGCTCACCAACGTAGGTTGCAATAAATCCGTTAATAACATCGTTTAAAGAAGTGTAAGCGTAGCTTCCGTAGTTTTCTTGTACTGTATCTCCAAA